TCTGCCAATCACCAAGCAGTCGAACAAGTACCCGTATCATCCCACACTTGACAAGGAGGTGCTAGAGCATTTCGTCACGACGCTCCAGCCCGGACCTGAGTTGGAGTTCATGCAGTCATTGCAGATGAAGCGTAAGGCGGATACGGCGTTGCAGTATCTAGCGGGTTACGAACGATTCCGATTATCTACATCCGAGGGAGACTCAGATGCAAGCCTGGTGCCTGGTATCAATCGTGTTACTAGCCCTCGTGATCATAAGCCTGCCGTTCACGCTAAGGGCAGCAACCAAGATAGGAGCGGAGGCAGGGTTCCGGAGAGGCGTGGAGGCAGGGTGGAGGCTCGCCAAAGATGGAAGGTCGCTCGCAGAGGCGAAGGAGATAGCAGACGCCGCCATCGTCATTTCAAACTCAACCCGTTCCTCAACCCCACGGGAACCGTCCAGCTAAGGTGGACCTCGAGTAACCCGAATGAGCAGAACATCTCCAAGCAGGAGGGGTTCAATCTCCGATATAGCTTCGGACCTGCGGCAGGACGCGAATGGTGGAGTCTCGATTATCAGAATCTCGAGTTACGGATTCCAACATTCGAGTGCCGCGAGCATGATCTGATGGCGGTGTTCTTGAGGCCGAAGGAAGCCCCCTACTTCGGCAGCTACCATCTAGTCGTGTTCGACTTCCTACATCCGAAGCTGTTCGCCAAGGATGGCGTCAAGGTCAAGGAGGTCCACGAGAGCACATGGTATCAGTGGGTGAAGAACGGGGACTTCGCCCTTATCTATGGGGCGGGTAAGCGTAAGACGGATGCGACATTCCACGTACCGGGTGCACACGAGATGCTGAAGGGTCGGTTCCCCAACATCTTCGCACTCGCTGATAAGCAAGCACGGGACGCCAAGAGACTAGGATATGTGCAGACGATCCCTGATAGGACTATTGATCCGAATCGCGGCTTCCCTGTTATGGCGGGTCGTACTGATAGCGGCGATATTCTACCTACTACTCCGCTGAACTATCACGTGTCAGCGACGGCATGTTGGGCAGCACAGAAGGCTCAGTGGCGATGCGACGCCATCCTTCAGCAGTGGGCTGATAGCAGCGTTTGGCAGCGAATGATACCCGCTCATATGAAGATGCAGGTGCATGATGAGATCGTGTTCGACTTCCCACGATCCGTGAGTCCTGCTGATGACTTGCAGAACGAGAAGGATAACGGCGGACCCCTGTCCGAGTTGGCAGACTACCGCTCGAATCTGGGGTACGTTCGTCAATTGCAACGTGAGATGGAGAAGTCAGGTGACGATATCGGAATGCCCCTACCCGTTGGCGTTGAGTACAATGCTGACAATTGGTCCGAGGTGACGCTCAAGTGTTGACACCAGATTAACATTCGCCCGTGAGATAGATCATGGATGCATCGCAGGTACCTGTTTCAGGACAGTACCCGTTTCTACAGCCCGTAGCACAGATTCACGCTCCGAACGCCAAGCGTGATGCCTTACCTCACAGGAGGAAGTCGCTTACACAGAAGGTGAAGATCGCTGGTAAGCAGTCCGTGTATTACACGTTCGGATTCTACGACCTCGAACGTACCCGGCTCGGTGAGCTGTTCATCGACGTGGCTCGTGTGGGTACGGACGTTCGCGAATGGGTGGGTAATGCTGCCCGTACAATCTCGGTCTCCATCCAGCATGGCGTACCACTTGAGCCACTGCTGAATCAGTACATCGGTTCACGGTGTCAGCCATGTGGCGAGGTCTCTGGTCATCCATTCATCATATACTGTACAAGCATCATGGACCTCATCGCCCGCGATATGGCAGTGACGTTCCTGCACAGGGTCGAGTTTGCTGACCACATGTGTGAGGACTGTATGCGTGTGTTCCGTGTTGCCACTACTCAGGAGGTGTAATCATGGGCTGTCTACACGGATTCCCCACATACAGACGTGCAACAGCCGCTCCACCACAGCCGCGATCATGGTTAACCAACGCTGTCCTGACAACACCCGTTAGGACGTTCACCTGTCGAACGTGCAAGATCCCAAAGGACAACGGCAACGGCATCTGTCCGAGGTGCAATCCCATGCCACGACGTAAGTACGAGCCCGGTGTCTGCCACCGACTAGGGTGCAAGCAATCCATCGTACCCGGGTTCTGCTACTGCCGGAAGCACCAGGATGACTACGAGAAGCGACGAAAGATCTACAACCGGATGTACAGTGCAAGGTGCCGCAAGGACTCGGATGCTGAGCGTAGGGCTCGTATGCAACTGATGAGCATCCAGCAGATGATGGACGACTTCGACATCAATCTTGCTGACCTCTGACGTAGGGGTTGCAATCCACGGGCGGTTGTGCTATAATGCGTGTTGGTATATTAGGCAATCGCCCATTCCGTTTCCGGGTCTTGACAATGATTGACGTTTGCAGGAGTTCCAATGCCAATACCAGGAGCTAAGAAAGGCAGCACCCTGCCCGACAAGGTTCGGGCATTCACCTTCTTCGGTGTCGATATCGACTACGAGGAGGGTAAGGATCAGGCATGTGGTACGTGTCCGTTCTGCGGTACCGAACGCAAGTTCTTCGTCAGTCCCGAGACAGGGCAATGGGATTGCAAGAGGAACTGTGGCAGCGGCAACATCTACACGTTCCTCAACCAGTTCTACGACAACTGCTCGATCCCCGAGGATGAGCTAAACGCACTCGCTGAGGATCGACAGATCGATGCGGATGCTCTCGGACACTGGGGGCTCCGCATGTCGTTCTTGGAGTCGCCCATCTCACATCAGCAGGATTGGGTCGTACCCGCCTACAATGCTGAGGGTAAGCTATGCAATCTCTACCGACGAGTGTACAACAGCTTGGAGAAGCGATGGTACCTGAATGGGCCGAAGGGATTGTCCCACGGGCTATTCGGGTTGCAGCTATTAGACCAGGACAAGGACGACATCTTTATGTGCGAGGGAGTTTGGGATGGAGCAGCACTGTGGCATGCACTACGTACTACGAAGTCCAGCGAGAGTAATACGACGGGTACTTCAGCAGATATCTCCTACCTCCCAACGAGGAACCTCGACCTGTCGCTGCTGAAGAACGCTAACGTGATCGCCACACCATCATCGTCGGTTTTCAGCGATACATGGGCACCTATCTTCGCCGAGAAGAACGTCTACATCTGCTGTCACAACGACCATCCGAATGGCAAGCCGCCAACGTGTGCAGCATTCGAGGGTACTCGTCGTGCTGTGAGTATCCTTGCGGGCTCCGTACCAACACCAAAGGAGTTGCACTATCTCAAATGGGGTGATGGCAAGTACACCGTTAAGGACCTTACCATCGAGGGCTACGATGAGGGTCGTAAGCACGGATTCGATATACGGGACCTGCTGTGCATCGAGCCGAGTGGAGACACCGCTGCTAAGTATGAGGCGATCAACATACTGTTCTCGCTATTCGAGGGCATACCTCCATCGTGGGTACAGGGTGCGAAGGGCTCCAAGAGCAGACCCGTTGTACCAACGATTGCGTGCGAACGCTTCTCTGAGGTGATTGCAGCTTGCAAGGAAGCACTCGTCATGACGGACGGGATGGTGAAGGGTATCTCCTGCATGCTAGCTGTCGCATCGTGCGTACCCGTGGGTGACGATCAGCTATGGATGAAGTTCATCGGCCCACCTGCTACGGGGAAGACGACACTCGCTGAAGGCTTGATGATGGCACGCAAGTTCGCTGTTATGAAGTCGATCACGACAGGCTTGCATTCAGGCTACAAGGACAAGGAGACGGATGGTGAGGACGACTTCTCACTCATGAAGCAGATCAAGGACATGGCTGTGGTCATCAAGGATGGTGACACGCTGATGAAGTCCGACTCATTGCCCCGTATCCTGTCTGAACTACGGGACGCCTTCGACCGAAGTAGCAGCACGCACTTCCGCAACCGCGTTATCAGGACTTATGAGGACTGGTCGTTCGCGTTGCTCATCTGTGGTACGAAGGACATCCGCGGATTGGACGCTACAGAGTTGGGGGCTCGATTCATCGACTGCGTGATCATGACAGAGCCAGAGATGCGGTCCATCGAACATGAGGTGCAGGACCACAAGGCGGAATCGTTCATCAACCTGATGGCACAGCAGGCTACCCTCAACGGCAGCAAGACAGAGGGTCCAGCCAAGCAGCATGCCAAGCAAGTCATCGGCGGCTATCTGGAATACCTACGCAAGAACATGCTACAACTCATCAGCGAGGTGCAGCGTCCGAATCCGATGTACGTCTCGAAGGTGAAGGCACTTGCTAGGATCGTGGCCAAGCTTCGTGCTAGACCGGCTAACATGCGGAAGACAGATGAGGAGTTCACCCGCGAGATGGCCACCCGCTTGACGACGCAGTTCATGAAGCTGATGTACGGACTCGCCGTAGTGCTTAACAAGAAGGTGATCGATGATGAGGTTGTGAATCGTGTGGTTGAGTGTGGCTTCGACACATGTGCGGGTAAGACGCTCCGGATCACACACCTGCTGTTCGATAGCATCGAGCGTAAGATGGTTCCTGTCCGTGGTAGCAAGCGTAAGAAGCTGGTCATCACAGAGGGTCTACCACCCGCATCCATTAGCACGAAAGCGGTCATCGAGATACGAGAGATCACCAAGCTGCTGATCTTCCTTGAGGGTATCAATGTCCTTGAGCGGCACGTACTCAAGGAGAACGTCGGCTTGGGTAGCAGGTTCGTACGCTGGAGGTTGACCGCTGACATGAAGGCCGATTACCTAGAGGTGTCTAAATGAGAGTCCTAGTCGCATGCGAATTCAGCGGTACGGTACGCGATGCCTTCCTGTCGCGTGGGCACGATGCCTGGTCATGCGACATCATACCCGTAGATCATCCTCGTCATGTTCGGTGCGATGTGAGTCTGATCCTCACACAACCTTGGGATTTGGTCATCGCTCATCCACCCTGTACGTACCTAGCCAAGTCGAGCGTGATGCATCTATCTCGTAAGGGACGTATCAATACGCACAGGCTCGCCGACATGGTTGATGCTGTCAACTTCTTCATGGAGTGCATCAATGCGAGTGCTCCGAAGGTATGCGTCGAGAACCCTGTTCCACACAAGTACGCATCAGAACTCCTTCCTCCGTATACACAGGTAATCCATCCATGCCAATTCGGTAACAGGGACAGGAAGGCTACCTGCTTATGGCTGAAAGGATTGCCACCACTCAAGTCTACGGAGCATGTTACACCCGTTGATAGGAACTACGGTGTACACGATCCGAAGATGTCTGGCATGAAGGCGATGGGTCGTGGCAGGATGAGGAGTATTACTCACAAGGGTGTTGCTGAGGCAATGGCAACTCAGTGGGGCTAGAGGAGCTACCTATGATCCAGGCAAAACCCACCCGCTACCAGGGTATCCTGTACCGGAGCAAGCTGGAGGCTACGTGGGCAGTGTTCTTCACGGAACTGTATGGCAAGATCGAGCGTGTGGTAAGTAGCCTCACACCCCGTGTGATCTACGAGCCCAATTGGGCAGCTTCAGCAATAGACTTCGGTATCTACTACGGCCCAGACGATTACCGTGTCGGCTATCAGGTCAAGCCGATCATGCCGAACGATGACTATCTACGGGGACTCAGACAGGCACAGGAGATGCAGGATTGGCGACTCGGCAAGGATCAGTGCATCATCTTCCTCACTACAGGATCGCTCTCGAACGACGACGCCGCCTTTCATCCGTACCCGTACTTGGAGCATTACACGGAGAGCGTGGTCACGCACGGTATGTTCTACAACGAGATATGCGACAACACCGAGGTTGAGGGCATACTTCAGAAGCTGGTGGATGCGTACCTCGCAGCGAAGCACTTCCGATGGGATCTCTACCGAGGTGACTGATGAACGGCGAGGACCTGATCATACTCATCGTCTACTTACCACTTGAGTGGAAGGCGAAGAGAGCAACCCGACCGGAGGACGACGATGCCGATTCCAGGTAAGAAGAAGACCTCCGACCGTACACCACCGTCGAACAGCCACTCGGCCAATGGCCGTGTGACTACGGGAACCCGGGATCGGAAGCCCGACCCGGGTGGCAAACCGAAGCTCGTCAATCGTGGGGGCTCTGGGTTGTATGGTAAGCTGACAGCCAAGCAACGTGCGGGTATAGTCGAAGACCCGAACATCAAGGTCGCACCAACGTCGCTGTCAACACGGCGTGCCAAGTACGAGATCGCACCTGACTTGGAGGACTTGGTACACCCGATCGACATCTTCATCTACGACCCGGACAACGCTAATCTCCATCCGGAGGATAACCTTAACGCCATTAAGCAATCACTCATGACGTTCGGGCAAGTGAAGCCGATCGTCGTACAGAAGTCCACCATGCACGTCGTCGCTGGCAACGGTACGCTGATGTGCTGTCGTGAACTCGGGTACACGGAGATTGCCGCATGCATCGTCGAGATGACCGATGCCGAGGCTGCCGCGTACGGACTCGCTGACAATCGTACTGCGAAGCTAGCTAAGTGGGACTTCCAGTCAGATGTGCTCAAGCGATTGTACGCTCGCATCAGTGAGGCTGAACTGCCGATGATCGGATGGACCGAGGCAGAGCTGATGGTCATGCGGATGCGGAGCTACGTCGCACCCGCTGTCACGGAGGAGGAGTTCGAGCATGAGGGCAAGGTGCTGCTGAAGTTCAATCAGCATCAGTGGTCGATCATCAAGCCGATCCTCGATCACTACCGGAGCAAGTGGTCTGACGAACAGGTCATCTACAACATCATCACCAAGTTCCACGAGGAGCGACTCGATGCCGATTCCCGGTCAGAATGGACGGATGACCCGACCCCCTTCTAGTCGCAGGTTCCCTGAATTACGCCTAGCACACGTACCCGGTGCTCAGGGTGACAACAACTTGCTCGGACGTAACGGCGTGCTGCAGTTAGCGAAGCCGTGGCCGGGTTTGCTGTTCAGCTTCTACTACTTGGACAAGTTCATCGAACGCATCCAACGCTACGCCATGCGTGACTGGATGCTTGACAGCGGGGCGTTCTCCGCGTATAATAAGGGTGGTTATATCGACCTACAATCGTACATCCGAATCTGCAAGCAGCTGATGGACTGTCCACAGCCGCTAGCTCCAGTCGAGATTATCGCCTTAGACGTAATCGGGTCTGGACCCGGCTCACTAGAGAACGCTGTCGTGATGCGGGATGCCGGATTGGACGTGATCCCAGTCTTCCACATCGGTGAGGACTGGGGATTGCTGGATGAGTACTGCCGTGGATGGGATAAGGTCGGCTTGTCATGCCGCTTCGGTGAGCCTGTCAAGACCAGCACCCGCTTCTACGAGCAGTGCTTCGCTAGACAGTGGCCTAAGAAGTTCCATAGCTTCGGGTGGGTATCCGAGGAGATGTTGTTGCAGCTACCCTTCCACAGTAGCGACTCAACAGATTGGGAGATCAAGCCAGCAAGGTTTGGAACTTGGAGAGCCTTCGCCCGTACCGGATCAACTAACTACATCAATTGGACCGGGTCATCCCAAGACCTGTTGCCGGAGATCGAGTTTTACTTGGATTTGGAAGAGCGACTCCGCGATCGCTGGAAGTTGGAGATGGAGTTGCTGGAGGGATTACCATGCCCGATACCGAAGCCAAGTACCTCAAACGCAAGACTCCCGAAGAGACCGTTTATCGGGGGCTCGACACGTTCCCCAAGCCGGACACGGTCACGTCCGTCAGGATGACCAGTGATGAGGTCACAGCCATCTGCCCAATCACGGGCCAACCAGATTGGTACCTCGTCATTATTCGATACAACCCGGACAAACTCTGCGTCGAGTCGAAGAGTCTCAAACTCTACTACCACTCGCTACGTAGCGAGGGTGCGTTCTGCGAGCACCTCGCCACCTCGATCCTCAAGGAGGTTGTCGAAGCGTGCAAGCCACGCTTCTGCAGTGTTACTGTCACACAGAAGTCCCGTGGAGGTATCTCTGTAGAGAGTGTCTCCGAGTATACAGCCCTCAATCCCAAGAAGGAGAATGATCATGGTTGAAGATAAACCCGCAGCCGTCGTGCTGCTAAGTGGTGGGCTCGACTCCACCACGCTTCTGTACAAGATGCGTGCGGATGGGTATGAGGTGTATCCGCTCTCCGTGTACTACGGCCAGCGGCATGAGGCTGAACTGCGTGCTGCCAAGACCATCATCGACAAGCTGGGTCTCTGGCACAACGCTCACGAGGTGAACCTGCGACGCACAGGTGTCCAGACCATCCTCGCTGGCTCATCGCAGACCTCGAACAGCGTCCCGGTTCCAGACGGTCGCTACGATGAGGAGTCCATGAAGCAGACCGTGGTACCTAACCGGAACATGATCCTACTGTCGTTCGCAACGGCGTGGGCTATCTCGTTCCAGGCGGACGTGGTTGCATACGCTGCACACGCGGGTGACCACACAATCTACCCAGACTGTCGGCCCGAGTTCATCACCCACATGGCGGCTGCCATCGCTTGCTGTGACTGGAAGCCACCTCGACTCATGACGCCGTTCGCTGCGATGTACAAGTGCGACATCGTGAAGCTGGGTGCTGAACTCAAGGTGCCGTTCGAGTTGACGTACTCCTGCTACAAGGGACAGGACCGGCACTGCGGCCGATGCGGTACATGCGTCGAACGTGCTGAGGCGTTCCACCTCGCCGGGGTACCCGATCCTACCGACTACAAGGACAAGGACTTCTGGATGACCGTGATGGCTCATCGCCATGATCCCCTTGCAGGGGACAGTGGCTCAGAGTCGCGTCCTGCGGCACAGAACAGGGAGTGACGTATGCCGCCGTTCGCCTGGTTCATATTAGGATGGGTCTGCGGAGGAGCCTTCATGTGGGGGTACTTCCTGTGGGTCGGGCTTATCCGCAGCAGGTCCGAGTTCTATCGCCACCGTAAGATCAAGGGCTATTCAGTCCCTAATAACTGGGAGGAGGATGATCCATGAGTCACACATGTCACGCCGCTGGGTGCTCAGTCCGCGTGCCGCCTGAGATGTTCCTCTGCAAACGCCACTGGTTCATGCTACCCAAGAAGATGCGAGACCGCATCTGGCACACGTATCGTGACGGGCAGTGTGACGACTGGAACATCTCACATGAGTATGCTGAGGCTGCCAAAGCTGCTATCCAGTACCTCGGCATGCGTGAGAAGCAGCCACAGTCCGTGATCGACAAGGCGTGCCAAGTCTACAGAGTGCTCGATCCGCTGGCATCCTCGCCAGACCCGCAACATGGGAGTGACGAACGCCCCGCATCCACAAGCCACCCGACCCCTCGTGGCCGGACCACGTCAAGGCGATCTACGAAGCCGGGTGCAAACGCATCGACGCCTCCTCCGAGTACGTAGACGACACCGGGATTGTCACCATCCCGTTCCTCTGCTACTCGTGCCAAGAGATGCGGAGCGATCTTGCCATGCTGACTGGCGACAAGGTTCCGCTTTGTATCAAGTGTCTGGGATTCACCCCCACCCCCGACATGGTGCACTGATGTTCCGCTTAGAGAAAGACTTCCGCTTCGAGGCAGCCCACCGCCTATGCCATCACAACGGTAAGTGTGCCCGGCTACACGGGCACAGCTTCAAGGGTACGCTCGTCTGCATCGGCACCGACGACGATATCCACCAGGAGTGGGGTCCGCATCACGGGATGCTGATTGACTTTGACGACATGAAGGTCGGCTGCAAGACGATCGAGGATGCACTTGATCACCAGTACCTGAACGACGTTCTACAAACAGAATCGCCCACGTCCGAGTACATTGCGAAGTGGGTGTTCGACCACGTCAGGGAACTGCTGCCATCGCTGTACTCTGTCACGATCGAAGAGACCTGCAGCGCCCGTTGTACCTACGTAGGGGAGCCCAATGACGCCACTCAACACTCAGCCATCAGAGAACCGAACTCACGACGGCATGGCCATCGAGGTCAGAGACCTATACCTGACCATACAGGGTGAGGGTCCCTTCAGCGGCCAACCCGCCGTGTTCGTGCGGCTCGCCGGATGCAACCTACAGTGTCCGCATTGTGATACAGACTACACATCAGACCGTCTCGTGTACACACCCGAAGCACTCGTTGCCGGTGTCAAGCTGCTCGCCAAGACCACGAACCTCGTAGTGATCACAGGTGGTGAGCCGTTCCGTCAGGTGCTCGGACCGCTCATCAAGATGCTACTCGATTGGAATATGCGGGTACAGATCGAGACGAACGGCACCCTGTTCGATGATAGTATCACATCGGTGGGTCTCCACTCAGGGCTGACCATCGTCTGCTCACCGAAGACTGCTGTCAATCCGAAACTCCAACCGTACATCCACGTCCTCAAGTACATCATCGACTCGCGATACGTCGCCCCCGATGGACTACCCACAGCAGCACTCGGCATGTCCGCCCTACCAGAGCGTCCCTGGTCCACGTTCGCTGATGATGGCGGCAAGGTGTACCTCCAGCCATGCGAACTCGAGGGTGATACGAAGCAGACCCATAAGAACATCCTCGCTGCTGTTGACCTCTGCCTGAAGTTCGGCTACTATCTGTCGTTGCAAGTCCACAAGATCGTGGGCATCCCCTAGCGTTGCAACAGGACTTGCGCGATCTCCACTAGGTTGTCACTGGCTCGAACTCTTATCGGAGAGCAACATGCTACCCAAACGCTACTGCCGCCTCTGCAATGAAGAAGTGGATTTGCTGAGCACGTTCAGTGGCGAGTGTAAGATCGCTGAGGACGGACTGCACGTCCTAATGGAGTACGGCTTCGAGGATGCGAAAGGTGCTGTCCGCATGCTGCTGAACTACCTCGGCATCGACAGCAGCACACACGAGGTCGCTGACACACCAGGGCGGCTCGTACTCGCATACCGTGAGATGACCCAGGGATATAACTTCTCCCCAGAGATGGTGCTCGGTCGCATCTTCGAGGAACCGAATGCTGATCAGATGGTCATCGTCAGGAGCATACCGTTCGTCTCGCTCTGCGAACACCATCTGCTGCCGTTCTCGGGGACGGTGGATGTCGGGTATCTGCCATCTGCTAATGAGACAACGAACAAGTACCGCATCGCTGGACTCTCGAAGCTGGCACGTCTAGTTGATTGCTACGCCATGCGACTCCAGTTACAGGAGCGGCTCACTCAGCAGATCGCTTCCGCACTCATGAACAAGCCGCTCTACGCTACTGGAGCCGCGGTCGTCGTACGAGCCACGCACTCATGCATCTCCTGCCGCGGTGTACGGAAGCACGGATGCGAGACCATCACGTCCGTCATGCTCGGGTGCTTCCGAGATGAACCCGAAGCGAGGGCTGAGTTCATGGCACTCTGCCGCAGCTAGATAGATCGATCGTACGAACGTTAGACCGTTAACCGAAAGACGCCCATGAACCGGATCGCGAGTGCAAACAGAGAAGCGGATAATCACGAGAAGTGGTGTCGGAGGTGTGATAGGGTTAAGTATCTGGGTGAGTTCAGATTCCTGACTAGGAAGAGGGACTGGTCTACTTACTGTAAGACGTGCATGAGGACTTATCAGCAGGAGAGGAGGGCTGGCAGCATCAGACTGCGAGTCAGGCAGCTTCTGCAGTCTATCGAGTGGCAAGCAAGGAAGTTCGGGTACATGAAGTGCACAGCGACTGCCGGCGAAGTCGTCGCTGCTTATACTGGAAGCTGCGTTGTGTGCAAGGCGATTGGTAAGATGCACATCGATCACTGCCATAGGACAGGCAAGTTCAGGGGTTGGTTGTGTAGGGGGTGTAACCACGCGATAGGACACGCGAGGGATTCACCGGATGTGCTAAGGGGACTTGCTGACTATCTGGACGTGACCCAGGGAGAGGACGACTCGCCCCCGCCGCAATGACAAAAAAATAGGGTGCTCCGACGCCGGGTTGTTAGCCCAGTGCCGAAGCACCCTCCATCATTTCATCGACTTTAGCAGCTCATCATACTTGCAGGGTGGGTCCCTTGCCACGCTGAAGAACCGTCGCTTACTCGTGCTCATCCTCTGCACGATGGTGTATCCAGACAGCCTCACCCTAGTGGCGAGTAGCTGTGCTTCACCGCTTGTAGCGAAGCATGTAGCGTAGTGACGGCTCCACAGCCACTTACTGTGTGCTGTGACGATACACCAGCCATCACTCCTACGGATGATGTACACGATCATGGTACGAACCTCACACGGTAGATTAGATCGTTCGGTTCCTGTCGCCTCACAGCGAGCAGTCCCTTCAGGATGAACACCGCCTCCTCCTTCGAGGAGGTTTGGTGTATCATCGCCCACCACCTACGGTTGGTATTGCAGCAGGCTTGCACTTCCCACGTGTCACACCTCACGGGTAATCAGGTCCACCGTCCCCGAACGTCGGCTTGAAGAACTTGTCCTCCTTGGTGGTCCTCGGTCCATGCGGTGACGTACTCGGATCACGCGGCAGCGGGTGAGTGATCGTGCGAGAGTCGGCGTTCGGCATGATGCCGATGTCCACCTCGTCACCAGGGTTCTGTGTATCTGTGAAGATGTGGAAGATCACATGACACCGATCACAGGTACACACGAGTGTATCACCACCCTCGTGTGCCACACGCTCGATGAGCCGTGCTGACTTGGCAGGTGATGTCTCTATCTCATCACCGTCTGTGGTCTTGTATCTGTGAACCACAGGTCCACACATCGGACACCAGTACTCATACTCGTCCATCGTCTCAGTCCTCCGATTTGTTGGCAGTGATATCCGCCGTGGACATCATACCGCCAACAAGGGGCGTGTGGGGGACTCGAACCCCCACGTGTGCCACTCACGCCTTCCTTCTCGTAAACCACTGCTGTATGCCGAGACCCTGGTTCCCAGTCTCGACACGGATCTTAACCTTACAGAACGCACACACCTTGGGTGTTGACTTGCGATGCAACCCGCCCTTGATGATCCGGACACAACTCACGTTGACGTCCGTCTCACCATCGACAGGTGCGTTACAAGCTGGACACCTGAAGTCTACGATCACTTGCTGTCCTCCACGAATGGTACCTTCCCAGACCCACCACAGACCCTGCAGTACACCTCATTCGGGTTGTACATCCTACCCGTCCCGTTGCAGAACATGCAGTCGGGGCGTGCTCACCACTCAGCTTGGTCACCACCTTACGGCGTATGACCTCGTGAGCCCCAGACGTGCCGACAGTGGACCCGAATCGCTCCAGGTACACAGCGTTCCACACGTCCAGCAGTCCACGACCCATGATCGGCTTACCGGCCTTGTGCTTGGTCACACCCTTGATAGCCATGAGGTCGAGCCCCATGTCCATCGCGGTGTTACACACGAGCCGCCTTGCAGCGAGTACCTGTGCGTGACTGGGACCATGGCCCGCTGGCCGTGGTGGGTCTCCCAGCTTGCGGTACGGCAGTTGGATCTCTGCCAGACGCTCGCACAGGTCCATCAGCTTCACTGCATCAGCAGGGCTGACAGCCTTTGGGTCTAGCTTCTCATTGCTGAGGAAGTTAGCCCAGATGTTGATCACAGGTTTCGGTTCCATATAGGTCTCCCATCCGTCAGCAGCACCATACCGCTGACTAGTAGCGTGTGGATGACTTGCACATCCGGGCACGGATGCCCGTATAGGTCCGAGACCTATCCATACAGGCTTAACTGCACGCTTCCAGGCTAGTTGTGGATTGCAACCTATGCGGGGCTGATCCCGCTTGAACACGGTCACGTTAATCTACGTCAGGCGGTCGAGTTGTGGATGATCCGGGTTAGGTGCATGCCGCTGTCGCAGTGACAGCGATACGTGTGAGTACCACACACATGCTCTTACGGATATCACCCTATCAGTTGCCTTCGGTAGCTGCTCGTAACCGTTTGTGTATTCAACGGTTGACAATCCACGGGCTAGCCTACCCGCCGTGAGCCACAGTAGACCTGCGACCCCTACATCCTGGTTAAGGGATGCAAGCTATTCCGGCTGTCAGGTCAAAACGCAATCGGTCCTGCACTCCGGTAGTGGCCACGTCAGCCTGGAGGTTTGTCCGTTGGTGATGCAGCCGTAGTCTCGTCGACCACGACTATATACCAGCGTCCCTAACTCAGTGCTCCCGCTGTCACTCAGCGTTCGCGTTGTGACTACGGGTCATGACTGTACACCTACTACCATAGCCCGTGCTGAACCCTGGACACAGGTTGACCATCAGCTTCGCACGCTCGGTCGTGAGCATCTACACGGTTCACCATCGTCGCAGCAGTGACGCCTTGAGATGGCTCAGGCATGTAGTCTAAGCTGATACCTGCCCTGCGTAGGACTGTGTGATGGGCTTGAACCATCATGCCTGCCAGTCACAGTCGCCGACATCATTCGACCGGATCGATCGCATCCTCGAAGGTGCTGCACATCTCCGTGCTGACGAGCACTAGGACGTTGTGCACCGTTGTCTCGTCCAGCTTGAACTCGCTCATCAGCACCTGCTTGAGCAGTCCGTTGTCTCGCATGGACATGATGTAGTCGACGACCAACTTGGTCATCAGCTCCTTACCGTAGGTCTGTGCTGCATCCCACGCTGAAGCCATCTCGGTCTCCTTCAGTAATACCCATCCAAAGTGGATAGGCAAGGGGTGTGTACGGGGCTTGCACCCGTAGGCCGCTTGTCACACCTGCCAGACTACTTCTTGCGGAACGCCCATACGAGGGCGACCGCCCATCCGATAACTGTCCATCCGAAGCAGATGTTCACGACGACTATGGATGCAAGGTTAGCATGCTTCCGTACCATCGCGATGATGGATGGTATCATGTAGACAACCATAGCAACCGTGAACGTAACCAGCATGATGAGCATGCCAGTCATAGCTGCGTGGGCGGCCGCTTCACCAGCTACCTCACCAGCCTTTGCCATACCAGCATCAGCGAACATTCGTATCTCCGAAGGGTTGACTCAGCACATCGCCGAGCCTAGAGGTGTGTGTCGGGCTTGCACCGACATGCTTGCTGCTCACACCTACACGATCAGAACTTGCTCTCATCGACAGCGGCGGCTACTGCGTCACGCTCAGCGATTAGCGACCTCGCACGACGCCGGAGCCTGTGTGCCACCGCCGTGTGTCCACGGTCCTCGAGGTTGTCTGCAAGGATCAGCCAGTCCTCGTCACACCTGATCTTGAACGCAGGGAAGTCGAGTTGGTTCTCATCACGCGGGAACCGTAGCACAGGGCAGTTCCCGTCGAGGTCTCTGTAGCTACTCGCTGTAAGCACCTGACCCTTCAGCATCGCTGCAATCTCTCGCAGCACGATGTACAGTCGTGTCCTGAGTTCCTTGCGCCTCCTTGCCGCAGCTTCGATGCCGCCACCACTCTGGTGTACGCCCTCCTTGTAGAACTCTATGGGATTGTTGTATCCCACAACCCACTTCCACTTAATCATCGTCTTCCCAGTATCCTCGAACGTGGGTGCGCAGCCCATGATTCGATGATCACTGATGAGGAGTACGATCAACCGTCGAAGCAGGACACGCTTCTGCGGTCTAGGGGTCTTTGCCATGTGTGAGGTCTCCGTCATGTTTGCCCAGATCCAAAGTCGTCTAGGCGAGGGCCGTGTCAGGGAATCGAACCCTGAGTGTATCCGATCACGGCCGAGTTGTCAACCAACGATGATATCATGCACCCACTGGTACGCCAGTCGTCTTGCAGCGAGGTCGTCCAGCTTCGGGATGATCATGATGATCGACCCAGCCAGTTCCTCGATGATGTCGCTGGCATCACCCTCACCCCGCATATTGGTCAGGATGAGAGCTACGAGCAGTGCGATGTGTATCAGCCCGCGTGGGTAACGCCGCTGACGCTTGAACAGGTCCGCGGTTGTGAAGAACCGTGCGGTATGCTTGCACAGTCCAGCGGGTCTTTTAGCTCTTGGCATATAGGTCTCCTAGATACTGATCCACCTTGGATCAGCAAGGCGTGTGTGGTTGGCTTGCACAACCATGCCGCTTGTCACACGCTTACGGTTACTCATCCTCGGGGATGCGATCCACCTCGTCGTCGCTCACGAAGTACTCATCCCACCGGCCACGCACCCTCTGCTCAGGGACCACGAACGGAGCCGGATCTGTGTTGATCGGTTCATCGTGCCCTGGGTAGTAGTAGAAGCCGCTCGCATCTTCGTAGATGCCAGCTTCCCCGTGGGTGATCGGCCCGCTGAACGGGTGACCATCCTTGAGGAGCTGTACGGCTGGTGCGAGGATGCGTCCGTTCTCCACGTCGGGGTAGAGCAGCACGAAGTCCATGACCTTACCGGCCACCTTCATGTGCATGCACACCTCGCTATGTGGCATCACGGCACGACCACGCTGGCCGTACTTGATGCGGACGATCCTGTTAACTGCATCCATCATAAGTCTCCTTCATGACTGTCAGCAGGGAATCCGCTGACAAGGTGCGTGAGATGGGCTTGCACCATCTAGCACCCGTAGCCTACATCCGTAGGCCACGAGTATAAACCGCTTATCGGACACGCACAGCCTTCTGTTACTCGTACCGGGACGCCGGTCCCATCGGGTCTGGCTCGTCGTTCCAGTGCCAGAACCGGTACTGTGCTTCGATCTCCCTCAGGTCCTTACCTGTGATCGACTTCACGTACTCATCGATCTTGTCGAACGCCTGGTCGAACTCCACCAGACGGGTCCCGTTCACCTTGATCCACTCAGCTAATCCTAAGTGCACCTCGATGTGGTAACCGGGCAGGCTGATGTCCCACTCATCGTAGTGGTACGGGTCGCTTCTCGGCCCCTCTGTACCAGAGCTGTTGTGAATCTGTTGGATGGGTGGGTAGCCGATGATGTCAGTCCGAAGACTGTGCTTCGGATTGATTGGGTCACTGTTGTCCAGCATCGCATTGACTGCGATGATCCGGCACGCATCAGCACTGATCTGCATGCACCTCCACCAGGCATCGTAGACATCCCAGTAGGTACCGGCCAACTGCTCCTCTTCAGAGTCAGGTGTTGTGACCCGAACCTCGTAACAGAGGAGCGGTTTCTCTTTCATCGTCGGTCTCCTTCATGACTGCCAGCCCTTCACCCGATACCCACAGTGAGTACAGGATGGGCTGACAAGGTGGATGTGGCGGGCTCGAACCGCCATGCATGCCATTCATCCACGGTCGTATCACGTCGGCTTGCTCAGGTCTCTCCAGTGCTTGTCGTCGGCTTCCTTCGCCGCGACCAGAGCCTTCCAGTTCACGCCGCCGTGTCCGAAGGCTTGTGACACCTTCATCGCCACACGGAGCCGGTTGAGCGTCTCCTTGTAGTGCTGCTCATCCTCGCGGCCTTGTGACACCCACAGGGCAAGCCACTCGATCTCTCGCATCGCCTGCTGAGTAGCAGCTTCGTCGAGGGTCAGGTTCGGCTCGAACCCGCGGACGTATCCGCTGATGCATCGGCAGCTGTTGAGCTTACCGTCCTCATCCTTCGCACACGCGAGGACTCCGGAGCACTTGTGACACAGGATCATATCGGTCTCCATGATTGCTAGTGCGTTGTGCCCTAGCTAGTGCGTATGCCCCGTCCCTGATCAGGTTCATACGCTTGTGGTCACTTCAAGATACGCTTCCTGCTCGCACTGTACCGCTTACCGTCCCTCCTGCGACGCATCACACCGATCGCCAGATCGCGGTCACGCTGGTTCGTGAACGTCTCGATCAGCGTCTTCTCGGTCACGTATCCACATCGCATCTTCGCGTTCGGTACGTTCCTGATGCTGTGGATGTAATACTCATACACCACACCGCCGAGCCGCGATCGCACCCATGCTGCCACGTCACCCTGGTCGTGTTCGTCCAGCCAGTCGGCTAGGATCAGCCTCGCAGTTTGATCTTCGAGGTCGATCGTCATGCCGCCATCCTGAACAGCTACGACTAGCTGATGTAGGCAGTAGGCATCGAACACCGCCTTGTCACGCCTCTTACCGAGCGAACGCTCGATTGTGATGGTGATGACCGGCTTGTCCGCTGTGACGTCCATCTGGTCGTGTTCGTCCAGCCAGTCGGAGTCGTTGTGGAAGGTTCTGTGGAACGGTGCGTTCGCATCCACGATCCACCCTTGCAGGTGTGCCCATTCAGGTTTGAGCTGAATGGACATCTGGAAGTAGTGTTTGAGGTAGTGCTGAAGCACCTCCAGTTGGTCTTCCGACAGCTCGACCGGCGAGCCGATTCGTGATGTCAGGTCTTCCAACATGCCTTCTACGTACTCGTCTTTCATGTGAGGTCTCCGTCGTGATTGCCCTAGTCGATATGTCCAGGGCAAGGTCGCTCTCACGGGCTTGCACCGTGATGCCGCTTGTGAGCGACGGTTGTATGCTACCGGAAGAGTGTGCCGCCGTGTAGCACCTTCGTGATGTACGCCTCTCTCACATCCAACCGTGCTACCACCTCAGAGTACTTGGAGCGTGCCGACACCTCGTCAGCACACATCTCCCACTGCCATTCGTCGTAGTTGCCAGTTGTGATGTTGTTCTCAACCCAGCAGACAAGGAACATTCGAGGTCTCCTAACAGGTTGTGGGCGAAGGACCCTGCACAGGGCTCGAACCTGTGTGCGTTCCGCTCAGGGCTGATGAGTGGGCGTCTCATCAATTCAGCCACTAGCCGCTTTCGCGGCTTGCAGGCTGTGTCTACTTCTTGCTCTTGCGGCGGTCCTTGAGCATCTGCTCGGTCGTGGGCTGACCGGCTTCCTTCCGAGCCGCATTGAACTTCTTCAGTGCGGCGATGCCCGCTGCTGTGATGACCGCACAGGCGATGGTGCGGTTCTCGACCTGCACGTTCTCCCACTTGGCCAGCTTCAGCTTCACCAGTGGCACACCCTTACCGTGCCGCTCGATGTAGCTGACCCCGGACTCCTGGTCCGTGCCGATCCAGTCACCGATCCAGCTTGTGTCGATCCCGGTCAGCTCACTCAGCTGCTTCCGGGTCAACGGGCTGTCAGCCTGTGACAGCACCTGCAGGATGCGGGCTTGCGGCAGGCTGAAGGTCTTGTCCTTCAGCTGTGACGCCACCTTCTCCGCATTTGTGGACTGGTCCTCTTTCGAGACGACCAGTCCCTTCTTACGGACGATACCGCGGAGTGAGCCGTTCTGTAACCAGTACGCCTTCTCCTCCGCGGTGAGGCTGTCGTAGAACTCCCGCTGCTCCTTATTGAGCTTGCTGAGGTTGTAGACGGCCTTCGGTGGGGTCACGGGCTTGACCGTCGGCTTGTCCCCGTTTGTGGTCGCCTTGGTGGAAGCTTGTGCCATCGCCCGCTTGCCTTTGGGGGCATCGGACTGCGGCTTGCCCTTCTTGACCAGGGTGACCTTGGGGGTCTTGACGACGGTGGTGGATTCGGCCATTGTAGGTCTCCTTGTGTAGCGTTCGCTACAGGTTTGTGTCCCGTTAGCCGTGCGAAGTTGCACGTTTCTAGCAGCACCACGCAGAGGTGGGACATGCTGCCGTTGTGTTGTACATTGTACAACACATGTGGTCGTTTGTCAACCTAGGCTTTGACCTTGATGACCCTCCATTCGCCACCGCGGATATATCCGCGTGATTCGAGCCGATACCCGAATGTGTATGCATCCGATGCCCAGAGGAACGTAATCGGCTGGGTTTTCATCGTTCGCAGATTAAGGATTGTGTATCGGCAGGGTGGGGTAAACGTCCCGTTCGGCCGTACGGCAATTCTGTGTGCTGTCATCATTCTAACATCCTCTAGGGTCACGGCCGACGTTGTATCGGCTTGTGTGAGACGCACGGGCCGCATTGCAACGGCCCTTACGCTGTCGGCTGTATGCCGTTCGTTGTGCGTTGTGTGTCAAACACGTATCACGTTCCATTTCCCACGGGCAATGATGCCGTTCGCTTCCAAACGGAGAGCGTATTGAACGGCTTCGAGCCGCGAATGGAACATGCTAAGCGTGAGATGATTCCGGACGTAAAGAGCGTACATTTCCGTTCCTCTTGATTGTTCGCCCCGAATGGGCGAACAAGGCGAACGTGTGTCGCTTGCAGACACGTACGGCATTAATCGGGCCGTAGCGGATATCCGCGATTGCTCGCGGGCCGTTCGTTCGCGTGCCGATTCTTGTTCGTGATTGCGTGCTTTGCGTTGCGTGCGGCTACGGGACAGGGGGAAGGCCATTAGCCCATCTCCCCCTCTCCCTACGTCCGTCTATCCACAAGGGCAGAGCGTAGAGCAATCCGCAGACGTTTCGGCTCGTTGCGTTCGTCGTCGTCAGGCTTGCAAGCTTCCGACGTTCAGCCCCCGAACGCGGGGGCTTGCCGATTGATTACGGTCCCATGCGTTGTCCGTTGTGCGGATTTGGCACGGGATGCTTTTCACGTCAACGCGAATCGAATCCCTTGAAACGCACGTCCGTAGCGGGGCTTTTCAGCCCCCACGATTCAGGCTTTTTAACGCGGGATGAATGCCACGCATGGCAAAGAGCATTAGCCCCTGTTTCCCCTAATCCCCCCTCTCTCGCGTCCGCGTACGTACGGCACAGCGTACGGCACACGCGGACAAACGTCGTCAGGGGGAATACGTATCCTCATCGTCGGGACGCACGCGACAGAATCGCGATTGCGTTGACGTTCTAAAGCGGAATCGGAAGAGCAATTAGACGGATTCCCGCCGGGACGCAATGCTGTATGGCGTCCGCTCGTTCCTGTCATGCGTCCGGGCTCTTACGCTCGCCTTTTCCAAGGAGATCGGGCAATGTCTCTATTAGCATCGCCCGCGATTTGTAGCGTTAGGGTTCAGCGGGCACAGCCCGACATTTCCCTACGCTCGCGTTCGGCGTTTCAGCCGATTAGCCCAGAACAGCCCCCGGCAGGGGGCTAAGCATGAATCCGCGTTGTCAACGTGTTCGGCACACGTCAGCCCCCCTCGCGTCCCGAATGGAACGCGGGGATTTCTCCTAGCCCATCCCTCCGGGCGATTGCGAATCTAGATTCCACAATGGGAAATCAATCATCGCTATCGAGACGGAAGGCGGACAGGGCAGGACAGGGGATAATGCACGGCCCGTGCCAAACGGCCGATTCCGTCCCAAAATCGTCTACGGTCAAGCCAGATTTTGAGCGACCCTGGAATTCTTCGCTAGAATCGCTTCCCTTGCGTTTTGGCATGCCGCACGTACGATTCGGCACGCAAGGGCCGTTCGCCCGCCCTACGCAACGCCAGACGGCTTAAACGGCCGATTCCAGCATGCTCGCAACGGGCCGCACGGCAGGGCAGGGTCGTTCAAACGGCCGATTGCGAATCTAGCTTCCCAATGGGAAGCAATCTTCCCACACATATACAGAATGCCAGCATCCGGCCGGACGGCCCTCGGAATCATCATCGCGGTAATTAGGATTCTGCTTTTTGGGAATTCTAAGCGGGAAGCTAGGGATTTGGCCCTGGAATCATCATCTACCCGATGATGATTCGCCCTGAACGGGCTATAGGGCGGGAATCATCATATCGCGGATGATGATTCGCAGGATTCGGGCCGTTCGGCCGATTGCCAACAATGCTAATTGCCGAGATGATGATTACGGTCAAACGGAGAAGCGATATGCCCTCAGATTCGATAGGCGTTCGCCTACGGGCCGCAGAATCGCGACGGGGAATCGTCCACACGCTTCCGCATTCGCCTAATGGCGAACGTCCTACGCAATTCGCCCTTTCGTTAGAATGGAGCCGGATTCTATAGAATCTGCCCTCCCGCCCTGAGCGGATGTGCAGCTATACGGAACGCCAGGTCGAGCCGATTGGCACGGGGTTTGCTACGGCCGCCTACGCGGGATAAAGCGGACGGGTGCTAGCGTTGGCATATGGCCATAGGCTAGAATGGGCGATTACCCGTACGGACATTTGCTCATTTGAGCTAGCCGCGAATCGCTCGATTCGGCAGGGTGTTGGCACGGGCGAATGCTCGAACGGACAAACGTCAGGGGATCAGGGTCGTACGGGCAATAGAGCGTACGGGCTTGATGGTCATATGGGCAATAGGACGTTTGGGCATTAGGGTCGTACAGGCAATAGGACGTTAGATGACCAGAGGGGAAAGATGGGAAGAGCGTACGCGCGGTTGATCGTACGAGCATCGGGTGCATGGGCGTACACGTGGACGGGCGTCTATCTTGCCGCTGTCGGTTAAATCCATATAATAGGGATGCAGGGTTGAGCATGTTGCCCGACCAGGCATTAGACCAACAGCCAGGAGAACGAGATGATCGCTTATTGGTTCGTCGATGCGACAGTTGAATTCAAGCCGCTGTTTGAGCAATACGCTCAAATCCTAAAGCAAGCGTCCATCCCCTACACTCAAACGAGCTTCAAACGTAAGCGTCGTACGACCATCAGGATGCAAGCGTTCAACATTCCAACGAACGTGATGGAACAACTGTCGGCAGCAGATAAGACCTTCGACAGCTAACCATCGTACGATAGCCAGATCATAACGGTCTGGCTATTATTATGGTGTCACATTCTAACGTTCGTATGGGGGGTGGTTGCACTTATTCAAACGACCGTCACACCCCCCTGGCGGACCCAACCAAATACCCCCCTATATTATGGGGATGATTTTTTCAGTACCACTCATCTACTAGCCCTAAATACCCCGCCCTATATCCGGGATGATTTTTTCTACCTACCGCTCTACTGCTTCAGCAACCGCTGTTAGCTGCTAATCGCGCACTCACGTACAACAGCAATGGGCACCCGCTACTAGCAGCTAACGGACACAGCCGACAGTCCTCCGCCATAAGACGCTAACAGCCAAATCAGGAGCTAACATGTCCAAGGTAATACCCAGAGGCAGCCGCTTCTCACACGCTAAGATGACCCAAGAGGAGCGTCGCAACAAAGTAGCCAATATGTACGCTCAGGGTCACGTCATGTTTACCATCGCTGAGATTATCGGCTGTGGTGAGGAGACGGTCCGCCGTGACTTGGACTACATACGTCGCGTATGGGCTGAGGAACGCGGTCAGGAGTACAACGATCGTATCATGCGTGAGATCGTAGGACTCGAGATGCAGGAATCGGCATTATGGGAAGCTTGGTATAACTCTTGCAAGGAAGAGATCATCCATACGGTACAGCAGCGTAAGCAGCTAATCGCTGCACCATCCAACAACGGCAGCCGCACACCCGGTGGTGCTAATAGCCGCAAGCCCACGCCTCCACGACTCACCGTCACAGAAGAGAACACCAAGACCGTCCGTAAACAGCTAATAGGTGATCCTCGATTCATGGCTGAAATCACCCGTGTACGTGAATTACGCTGTAAGCTACTGGGACTTCTAGAGGATGAACCCGTCAAATCGCCAATCATCAACATCTGGCAGCAGCTAGTAGAGGCAGCACGGCTACCGGGTGATGAGATCGAGGAACGCTTACAGCGGATAGAGTCGCTACCCGTACTAACAGCGGGGCCAGCCGAAGCCGCTCTCGATGAGATGCGTGACCGTGTTGCAGCAGCGGATGCTGCCCGTGCTGTACGTAAGGCTGCTGAACATGATCCTCTGCCTCCAAGCGTACCCGGAGGATTATCCTCCACGCCTGAGGTGCTGAACCCTGTCAGCAAGGAACCGCTGCCGCCTCTTCCTGTCTCCCGGATGATAAAAGCTGCTGATGGAGAAGGTCACATGGATGCGGATGACCACGTAAGCACGGATGCTGATAATGCTAGTAGCGGACCGGATGCTCTCACGACAGACCACGACGGGGAGGATGCTGATAGTGCTAGTAGTGAGGATGACGAGGATGCTGATAGCGGAGGACGTACTACTGCTAGTACTGACGATGAGGATGCTAGTAGTGAGGATGACCCGGACGCGGATAATACTACTCTCCCCAGAGAATTGCGTAAGGGTGCCACCAGCAGAGGAGGCAGCAGAAAGGGTCCACGACGTAAGATACGACCAGAGGATGTTGGCATGTAACTGCCACGGACGGCTGCTAGAAATGCTACTCATCACCCAGGCTGCGGCTAGTCACCGGACCCAAGGGGCAGCTAATACTGCCAATAATCATGAAGCTGTATCATATGCCTGTCAATAACACCTTTCGGCTCCTCAACATGCTGGTGGATGAATATCTGATCGATCGCAACAGTGCTCTCGCTATCGACATGGCGAAGGGACGCCCACCCGCATTCCCGTATCTCCGTAAGAAGCTGATATGGGCACCACAGCTAGAGTCTGATAGCACCTCTCCAGAGCCGATGAAGCTTACTGCTCGTGTGGAAATGCTAGAGGGTAACGTACTTCCGCTCGTACATGTAGACGTGAACCCAGATGATCCTGCATCGATAACGGCTGGTAGGGAGACGTGTAAGCGGACGTTACTGAAGCTGCTGTTGCAGCTAGGATGGTTGAAGGTGCCACGCTAACAGCGGCATAGGACAGTACCGCTACAGAATTCCCTCCACGCCCACGTACGCAGGCTAATAGCTTGGGCATTACCCAGGAGTCATGGAACATGCGACTCTGCACACGCTGTGATCGTAAGCACTACGCACGCGGATTATGCAAGCCGCATTATCGCAAGCTGAAGGACCGGTACCCATGCAGCAACGTGAAGTGGACGGATGAGATGCTAGAGGAGTTGCGGTATCTCGTGCTTGTATGCGGCCTCAAGCACCCTACTATAGCTGAGGAGCTGAAAGTGCCCGTGGCGTCTGTTAGAGGGGCCTGTCAGAAGTATCGGATCTTACAGCAGCATCACAGGGCTAATGAGTGCTTCTTACGGCACGCGCACCTACCAGTGGCGGTCATCGCTCAGAAGTGCAAGGTTCAAGAGCGTACGGTAAGGGACCGGCTACGGGCGTTAGGGTTCCGGCCGTTGACGTGGGGTGCTACTCGCAAGGCTGCACCATGGAAGCTAGTTGCTGCGGAGGGCTGATCATGGACGCTTTCGGAGCAGGGCTGTCAATAGTGCTAGTAACGGGCTTGCAACGCTGATGAGGGACCGGTCTGATGGCGGAGGCTTACCATGAATCGTAGAGAATTCCTTACAGCGGCTATAGGGACTAGCTGCGGATGGCGCGGTACGGAGCGTACCTATACTCCCCCCAGAGAACCCGTACGAGGTACAGAGATGGTTGCTGCTACATCACCTAAGGCTCAGAATTATCAGTTCCTGAGAGATCCGCTGATCCTGAGCCGGGTGCTCTGGCCGAAGGTGAAGTACTATGATAAGCAGAAGGAGATCATCTACTCGGTGTGGCACAACAAGCTGACGATCTGTGTAGCGTGTAACATGTTGGGTAAGGACTTCGTTGCGGGTCGGATCGCCCTGATGTTCTACCTGACTCGGACGCCATGCCGTGTTATAACGACGAGTGTAGATCATACACAGCTAGAGGGTGTCCTCTGGGGTGAGATCCGTGCTGCTATTCAGGAGTCGATGGTACCGCTCACGGTTAAGGAGGGTGGGCCGCTCGTGTACAACCACCTGTTCATCAGGAAGGTATGGACACATGGGCCTCTACGGGGTGAGTATGATCCGTACAGCTATATGCGGGGCATACAGGCGAAGGATGCTGAGAAGATGGCTGGTCACCACATCGCTGAGCAGGAGGACGAGGTACCCAGGACGTTGTGGATTGGTGATGAGGCATCGGGGCTCTCGGACCCTATCATCGATCGTGCTGAAACATGGTTTGATCGTGGGCTCATGATTGGAAATCCGTACCCGTGTAACAATCGGTTCTTCAGAGAGGCTGAGGCTGGTGATGATCTATCAGAGCGCACGGTGAAGTTCTGGGAGGGTGTTAGCCTCTACGATGATCGTGATCAGTATGCACCCGCTCATTGCAACTTCGATGAGACAGATGAGGAGAAGGCTGAGAGGATGGAGAAGATGAGCCGCAAGGTGGGTACAGCTACGGCTGAGAGTGCTAAGCAAGCCGAGGACCGTAGACTCGGTAATCAGAAGGGTCCACGTTCGCACCCAGGTCGTAAGAAGGCTCCTCGTATACGTAGGGTACGACATTACACCCGCAAGGTGATCTGGATCGGATGTGAGGATAGTCCCAACGTGCGGTATGCTCGTGCTGAGATTAAGCAAGGTCTGAAACCCAGTGGCACGATGCTCGTACCTGGTGTGATCACGTATTGGAAGGTGGATGAGCGCGAACGCCTGTGGGATGAGGTGAAGAAGACCATCCAGCTATATGGGAAGTTCTACAAGGGTGCTCACCTACTGCTGTTCCCACCACATTGGCTGAATGCCTCGCAGTTGTTGGAGTATCAGCTACTTACGAAGCGTAGGGTGGCTAAGGCGATTGGCTGTGATCCAGGTGAAGGGTCTGCTGAGACGGCGTGGTATGTGGTTGATGATTATGGTATCCTCGATGAACTCGCGTTGCAGACTCCGGATACATCGGTCATTCGCAAGGAGACACTAGGTCTGATGCGGAAGTGGAACCTGAGACCTGAAAACATCATGTTCGACAGTGGTGGTGGAGGACACCAGATCGCTGATGATATGCGGAACGATGGTTATGATGTGCATACGGTGGCATTCGGTGAGACGGTTACGCCCAAGCCCAAGAGGGGCATGACATCTGTTGAGCGGCAGGTATTGCAAAAGGAGGAGAAGTATGCTTATCTTAATAGGCGGGCTCACCTGTACGGGCACCTGTCCGGGCTGATCGAGCCGAAGATCGATCTAAGTTCCGGATACGTGACAGATTACCCGACTAGTAGCCAAAGCTTCTCCACCCACAAGGGCGAGAAGTACGTAGTACCCGATACTAGAGACCCGGTTAGCAGGTTCTGCATCCCTGAGAAGTACATCGAGCTACGGAGGCAACTGTCGCTGATACCGAAGATCATGGATAAGGAAGGTCGGATGAGGTTACCCCTGAAGAATCGCCCACCTGGTAGTACGAGCAAGGAGAAGACTCTAGTAGAGATTCTAGGGTGTTCACCTGATAGGGCTGATGCGTTGGTGGTAGCAACCTACTGCCGAGATTTTGGTACTAAGCGTCCTCGTGCGGGGGCAGCGTGATGGCACCATATTGAACACGAGGTTATTATGTCAGCTCAAATAATCGTCGAGTTGGTGGTGGGGCTTCTACAGTCCGAGCATACAGTCAAGCCGCCGTTCGTGGTGGTCCTCCCTACAGGCACGTCGCTGATGACGCAGTACATCGATGGTGGACCCAATGATCGGTCTCTGGGAGAAGTAATCCTGCATCTCCCGAACGTGAGGACTGTCCGTGTGGGCAGTGATGTCGGTATCCATCTGGAGCACCACGAGGGTTGATCATGGAGAAGGCGTACGCTCATCACAAGCCGAGTGCCGCTGGTCTGGCTAAGATAGCTGAACTCCGTAAGGCGTTCAGTACTCTGCATGAGCAGATCAGGGCACTCACCCCGGTGTCTCGTGAGCAATCCGTGGCTCTCACGAACCTGGAACAAGCTGCAATGTGGGCAATCAAGGCGGTTGTCCACAATGACCCTGAGTCCACGCAAGAGGCATGAGATCATGGCAGTCACATACACGTACGCGATCCTTGAACTGTCTGAGGCTTCGTACAACGAGACACGTGAGAAGCTGGAGAAAGCTGGGTACTAGGATCAGTTCCATGAGAATCCGGATTGCCCGGCATCACCGAGGATCGACATGCACGGGATCGCAGTCGTACCCAAGGTGGAGATGACCCCCGAGCAGGATGTAGACCTTGATGGGAGACCTCGATGAGACCCCATAAGCCACCAGAGGCACCCGGCGATCCGATACGCCCGACGTTCCGTACGAAGGTACGTGAACCGAAGATCGAGATGCCACGGAAGGTGGTACTCGATTGGAAGGCGTACTTCATCAACTTCTGTGCGGCACATGGAGAGCCGATCCACTACCATAACGTACTCCTCTTCCGTGACGGCTGGCGATACGCTCTGGAGTATGAGGGTCCGGAATACCCTCCGCCAGCGGATCATCACGAGTTGGACAAGCTGGTGGTCCTCTATCATCTCGGTAGACTGCGGATATGCAACGGTACCCTAAGTCGGCTGATGATCGAACGCGATCGGCTGATAGGGTTGAAGTCGCAGCACTCAATGGAGCTACAGGAGGTGGTCCTCGTCACGGATGAGGTGACACGGAAGTCCTCACAGCCCCTACGGTTGAACAGGATTGATGAGAAGATCAACTGGCTCAGGGATGAGATACGTGAATGCGAGCAAGCCCTAGTAGAGATCGAACAGTGGCACAGGGAGCACCCAGATGGCACGCCAACGAATACAGCCGTCACCCAACGGCCATAGGCCACAGTTCTCATCATCGGGCGGCGTAGACCCGATCACGCTCTACAAGATGGAGCGTATACTCCGTCAGGCTCAAGAGCTACGGAACCGGGCTGTCCAGAACGCATCGTGGCCCATCTCGGGTACAGCTACTACGATGCAGAAGGGTTACTACGAGACAGCTGAACTCGATCCTCGTAGGAACTTCTCGTATGACTGCGGCTGGCCCGCGTTCTGCTCACCATGGGACTATAAGGAGCTGATCGACAGGGAGCCGATCGCTGGTGTGGTGAACACGATCTTCCCCCTAGAGTCGTGGCAGGTGGAACCTGATGTCCATGAGGACCCATCCGAGTCGGTGCTTACGGACTTCGAGGGTTCGATCCAAGAACTCCCTAACACGATGCAGCGTGAGCCGTCCCACTATGCCGGGCATACGGGGTCGGTCCTGTCGCAGCTATTGCTGAACTTGGACATCCTATCGGGCATTGGTCGATACGGCTGTCTGCTCATCGGACTCGATGATGGGAAGGACTTAGCTGAACCGGCTACTCCTCGCAAGGGTCAGAAGTGCCTATTCCTACGACCCTTCCCGGAGCACATGTGCCGGATCATGATGTTCGATATGGACTGGATGTCACCCCGATACGGGATGCCAGTCCGCTACCTGCTGCAGTTCGCCGATCCGCAGGACATGTCAGTCACAGGGATCAACGAGAACTTCATGTCGCGTCCTGTCCACTGGAGTAGGCTCGTTCACGTCACAGATAGATGGCACCATCCCTCAAGCTCCCCCATCTTCGGTGTCGAGCGTTGCAAGCCGGTCCTCAATGCGATCCTTGATGCACGTAAGATCCGTGGTAGCTCTGCTGAGGGTTATTATCAATCGGCGTTCGCAGCCCTCCACTTCGGCACGCATCCGCAACTTGGACCTGATGCTGAGATGGATCGTGAGTCGATCCTTGACATGTACGAGCAGTTCGCTAACGGCTTGCAGCGGGTGATGACCAGCTCTGGGGCTCAAGTCGATGTGCTCGGCCCGGAGCTACCAGATGCTACCCCAGCGATGCTGATCCAGATACAGGCGATCTGTGGTAAGATGCGGATACCTGTACGTGTACTGATGGGTAACGAGATTGGTCAGCTCGCATCGCAGGATGATAAGGTGCGGTGGGGTAAGCGGCTCGTGGCTCGTCAGAAGTATCACAACACACCGTCGATCCTATGCCCGGTGTTTGATCGCCTCATTAACCTCAGGGTCCTTGAGACGCCCAAGAAGGGCTACAAGATCGACTGGCCGACGATTGAACTCGATACGCTCGATGATCGCATGAAGGCACTCCTGACACGGACTCAGGCGTACGGCTTCTACGTTACCCAGAACATCGAAGCTATCATCCCACCCTACGAGTTCATGACAGGGTTCGATAGCATGACGCATGATGAGGCCAACAAGGTGCTGATCGCTCAGGGTAAGCATCTCGACGCTCTGCAATCTGGTGATCTGAACATGATGGATCAGGTGGCTACATCGGATGTACTCGCTCAGCCACCAGCTGGTCCCGTGGGTTCTGGACCCGGATATCAACCACCTACCAAGCAGCCGGATTTCGGTGATGGTGGCAATCCACTTCCTGCATCAACACCGGAGCAACGATGAGAGACCCTACACATCTGACGACGGTCCGACGTGGGCTCGTCGGCATGATGAACCGAAACTTCCTCGCCCTCGCAGCAGCCGTTCATAACGCTGTAGTGGAAGAGGATGGCTTCGGCACGGGTCGATGGGCATACCTGTCACCTGCCGAAGCTGTCGATGCGTTCAGTACGTGGTTACGGCACGAGGTCAACCAAACTATCTTGGGCGTGTACCAAGAGAGCGTATGGAGACGCCATGTTAAGGATGCAGTCGACAAGGGTATCCAAAGTGTGTCTGCTCGTCACGGACGAGGGAGCGGTGATGCGTTCAGCGACATCACGTACGTCAAGCCTGATCATGGTGCACGAGTGGGTGATACCGTGGACGCCACAGGAGGATCAACTCCTGCAACAGATCCTAGCCAGTCTGAACATCACGCTTATCGTAAGGGACAGAAGGCCGAGTTCCACCGAGCCGTCGGTATCCGCGTACAGGAGATCGTCAAGGTCCTCCAAGACCAGGCGTTCCAAGAAGTGAGGAACATGGTGGATGCCCTTGTCAACCGATGCCGCCGCGATCTGTCACAGGCGTTGGTTAACAGAAGGTCTGCTGCGGCAATCAGCAAGAGCATCATTCTGACTCTCAATCATCATCTAACCCGGTCTATCGCGATCGCTCATACAGAGATCACCCGTGCTCACGCTGACGGGCAGTTAGCAGCGTTTGAGCATCTGGGGGCACAGGAGGTCGAGGTTGAGCCTGAGTGGGTAGCTGCTGATGAGGCATGTACTCACTGTATCAAGCAGGCAGGGCTGAAGTACACAGTGAAGCAAGCTAGAGGGCTCATCCCATTCCACGTTAACTGCATGTGTTGCTGGAGGATTGCAAAATGACCCTGCGGAAGCGGCTCGCTCAGGAGTTGGAGGGTATCTCGTTTACCCCGTGTGAGTTGAGGATTATACAGCTACTAGCTGATGGTGAGCGGCATCGGATCGACGACGTGGTTGCCATATTCAAGGACCCTGAGTACACACGGGACAACGTGAAGGACCATGTTGTCAACATCCGTACCAAGCTGGATGCCGTGCACCATACCATCGCGTGCATCGCCGTGGGTAGGAGGCTCTATTATCAGTACATGATTCTGCTCAAGTCACTTATGCCGTCTTGACGTGATTCGCACACTACCCCCTATCACGTACGTACGTACGTGTGATAGAATGCGTGGTCAACATGAACGAACTTGCCTACATCGATCTGCTCCTGACGTGCAACGCCCGCACCGAGATGCTGCACGGCAGGGAGTATGTTGTCTGCAAAGCTACGATCCTCCGTGAAGGGGTGCTCAACGGCTCGGACGGCCCGCTATACTACTCGGTACCTGAGATCAGCAAGCACATCGGCATGTGGAATGGGGTTACGATCGCTACCCCGCACCCGTACATCTGGAACGCTGGCAGGATGACCAACGTGTCCGTGAACGAGATTGGTATGCAGGATAAGTTCGGCATCGGGATGTGCCGTAACGACCGGATGGAGACTGATGATAAGGGACTCCCTGTACGCAACGTCGACCTCTGGTTCGACGTAGAGAATAGCAACCGGGTGGATGGTCGTATCATCCCGATGGTACGTGCCGGTGAGCCCGTCAACGTTAGCACCGGCATCATGACAGAGAAGCGTCAGGCGGTTGAGAACTCAACGTACAACGGACGTAGATATACACATACGGTCCATAACATTGTGGCAGATCACCTCGCCATACTGCCTGATGAGAAAGGAGCGTGTTCCGTGTTTGACGGTTGCGGTATCAACATCAACTCAGCCGACGTGTTGGCTAACTGGAGTCTGGAGGATATCCAAGCCGTAGTCATCTACAACCGCGATTGGCCTAAGGAGAAGCGGGACCGGCTATCCAAGGAAGCACCTGAGGATTTCGCTGGTCCACATCAATCCTTCCCCATCAAGACCCAAGAGGATGTCAAGTCCGCTGCATCCCTCGCACACCATGCGAAGGACCCGGCTGCAGTCAAATCCAAGATCAAGGCTATCGCCAAGCGTAAGGGTCTCAAGACCCCGGAGGCTTGGAACGATGGCACCGAGAATGAGTGTGGTCCGGATGGCAAGCCCATGAAGAACTCGGGTACAGAGACTGAGGCTGTTGGCAGCAAGGTGACCAAGACAGAGTCCGGCTCACATGTTGACAACACTTGGTCCGATGCTGCACGGGAAGCGTCCATCCAAGCCCGTGAGCGTACCCACGAGGCTCTTGATTGGCACAACAAGAATGCCGGTTCGAGAGCGTGGGGTAACCCTCAGCACTTGCAGAAACTTGCCGAGCATGCCAACCGTGCTGTCCAGTCTCACATCAAGGCTGACAGTAAGACAGGACTCGCCTCGCATAATCAAGCTGCCAAGATGCACGGTGATCTTGCAGGGAAGGCTACCAAGGCTGGTCAGCACGCAGGAGCGTCTCTCCACTCGGATGCTCAAGCCGCCCACTTGCACGCAGGTAGGATGGCGAGTGCGGGTATCAGGAATGTTGGTAATAGCAACGGGGCTGGCGGTCCTGCGGACGGCCCTGTATACGGTAAGCACTGCCCCGATTGCGGGGGCGTTGTCAACCAGTCCACAGGCGAGTGTACGAAGTGTGGTGGCAAGATGAAGGCTCTTAAAGGGGGTGTTATGAACGAGCAGCAACAATTGGTGTCGTGGCTCACAACGAACTGCGACTGCTGGAAGGGTACGGGATCGGATACCGTACTCAACACGCTCTCGCTGGAGAAGCTGAAGCTGTTGAAGGATCAGTTCCTGAAGGCCGGGTTTACGGACATCGCAACCGGCATCGTCCGCAAGATCGGCACGCAGGTTGGCTTCAACCCGAAGTCCAACTTCAACAACCTGCCCGGGTTCATCGCAAACTCGATTGCCAACGCCAAGAAGCCGCCCTCCAAGGGTAAGAAGGGCAAGGAAGGTGTCATGGAGGATGACGACGAGGACGACTCGGAACTCGAGAATGCTCATCCATCAGACCCGAACCTCGCTGACTCGGCAACGGATGATGCAGAGAGCCCGTACAAGGACGTGGACTCCCCTGACTTACAGGACTTCAGGCCGATCGGCTCCGGTGGCATGTCGGCTCGCGGTGGCACCAAGATCGGTGGTGGCAAGGCGTCGAAGGGTGGATACGAACTTCCCGAATCGGGGCAACTGGGAGTCATGAACGAAGCACAGTTCAAGGACGCAGTGGTCAACACGATCAGCTCCATGACTACGGAGCAGTACGTGGCAATGGCACCTCCGGGCGTACGCGAGAGCATCCAGCAGGGTCAGGAGGCCCTGAAGCAGCAGAAGGTCGCCATCATCAACCAGCTCACGGCGAACATCACCGACCCGAACCTGCTCAAGAAGGAGCGGCTCAATCTCTGGAAGAAGTCACTCGCACACCTGGTTGAAATCCTGAAGTACGCCGGGGGTACGACCAACGCCGCGACCCCGGCCAAGGGTGATACGGAGGCAACGATCCTCAACTACTTCGGGCAGACGGGTGCCCCAAACACGGGCTATCCGGGAGGTGGCTCAGGGGGTCCGCCCACGGTCAACCGCAAGAACGTCCTGCTGCCCAATCTGCCGCTCGACTTCGATGCTTCGGAACTGGAAGACGCCACGGAGTAATGCTTCCACTACTCGATCGCCCACAAACCTACAGGAGACGACATGCTCGGTAATAACGTCGTACTCACCCCCAAGCCGCTGGGTCGGTACTGGGACGGGGTGGCCAACCAATCCGGGATGTACCCGGGTACGGGGTTGTCCGTCGTCCCCAGTGGCGGCATCGATGCAGGGAAGCGTCTCACATGGGGACCGTGGAGCCAGAGCACCGGTGCTCAGGGGCTCATCGCCATCGGTGATTTCAACGGGAACGAGGGTTTCCCGTACAACGTCGCCTACCCCTCTGGGAAGAGATTCCCCATCTACATCCCGGTCTGCGGCGATGAGCTGAACATGCTCCTCGCTGAACTGGCTGGTACGACAGGGGACCCCGCCATCACCCTCGGTGAGATCCTGATCCTCCAGACCGGTACTGGCATGCTCGTCCCGGCTGCTACCGGCACCGCTGGTGGCACGCAGCACCAGTTCATGGCGATGGAAGCACTGACAGCGGCTCTTGGACAGGAGTGGACCCACGTTGTCAAGATCGCCTGAGTTATCGGAGCCGCCTGACTAGCGGCCTTCCATCACTCGTGCCGAATGCAGCTTACAAGACACGACACCAGTTCATCCAACCCTCTAGAGGTCGTCGATGCAAGGGCTATTCGCAAGTGACTTCCGGATCGGGCAGTTCCAGAACGGTGTCCGGCTCGACGGCTCCGGGATGGACTGGGGCCACATCCACAATGGAACGTGGCAGGGCACATCACCCGTTGCCAACGCGATGGGCATCCACATGCAACCCGGCACACGGTTCGAGCCCGGTCTGCTCCGCCCGTTCTTCAATGAGGACGATCACGGGCACCCGTCAGTGGCGGTGAAGACTGGCCGTAAGAAGCGGATCGCAGTCAAGAACAAGAAGGGGATGATCGTCAACTACCGCATGGAGGATGAGTACGTCGAGGTGCGGATTCGCGACCTGCAGAACGCGGGTGTGCAACTCCCGATGATCACGAACGCGACTACTCTCCGCAAGGAAGAGTGGCTGCTACTCGACCAACAGATCATCCCCCCGCAGCGTACCCGGCTCCGGCTCTACAACGACGTTTCCAAGATGATGACGTACTCATTCAACGGGATGGGTACGATGATCCTCGAACACGAGACCCTGAGTGATCCTGGGATTGCGTATCAGGACTTCAACGGGCTCTCGGAGGGTACGACGGATACGCCGCAGTTCCAACTCGAGGGTCAGCCGATCCCGATCACGCACGCATCGTTCACCTACGATCTGCGGCGGTTGCAGATCAGCCGGAACAACGGCACACCTCTCAATACGCGGGGGGTTGAATGGGCCACTCGTCGCGTCGTGGAGCTGGTCGAGAACACAGCGATCGGGGTCGCTGGTAGCATCCTGCAACTCGGTGGTGCATCCACGTACGTCGGCGGCTACGGTACGACGCCGGGTGTGTACGGGATCATCAATTACCCACACCGGATCGTGAAGACGAACAACACCATCCCGAACGGGGTCAATCCGGAGCAGACCCTGAACGATGTGCTCAACATGCGGGAGTTGCTGTACAACGCCAAGCACTACGGTCCGTATGGGATCTACCACAGTACGGATTGGGACAAGTTCCTCGACAACGATTACATGCGGGGCGTGATCAGCAGCAGTGCGAACGTCGGCATCACCCAGACGCTCCGGCAGCGTATCCTCAACATCGGCACAGAAGGTGGCATCAGCGGTGCTGAGACAGAGGAGAAGCAGATCAAGTTCGTCAAGCGTCTGGACAACCTCCAGCCGACGAGCCCCGGCAGCAGCCCGTTCCGGATGATCATGATCAGTCTTCATCCGAACGTCATTCGAGCACTCAACGGGATGCCCATCACCGTATTCCAGTACGACACCAAGGGTGGATGGGAGCTGCACTTTAAGGTGGCGTGCATGCTCCTTACAGAACACTTTGCCGACTTCTACGGCAACTGTGGTATCCTCGATACGCAGGCTACCGTCAACAACCCGACGTTGGCTGCGTGATCCATCGCCCGTAAGGAGTCCTCTATGCTCAGGTACGCCTCCATCACCATCCTCCTACTCGTCGCCCTACCGGAGGTGGCCAACGCTCAATTCCGTGAGCGTGTCGTGGTCCGTCAACGGGGGTTCAATCCCGGATTCAACGTGAACCTCAGCGTCAACCGAGGATTCGCCTTCAACAGCGGATTCGGGTTCCCCACGTTCCAGCAGTCGTTCGTGACCTCGCAGGTGTTCACCCGCGATCGGTTCCTGCTGCCGCAGCCGATGGTGTTCGACGATCCGTTCTCGGTCCCGATGTTCGTACCGGAGTTCGTCCCGCAATGGCAGCCCGCCCGTGGTCCAACAATCATCGTGATCCGGTAGGTGTCCCCATGACGGACCGTAAGTTCTGGCAGATCTGTCAAAATGGCTCGTACTGTACGGGCTGTTCGCAATCTCCAACTTCGACATCCAAGCACGTAACCTGATTATGGGCATCCTTGCCATCATCACGGCCGTCCTGGTTGTCATAGACAGGTGACCCCATGAAACGCCTAAGCCTGGTAATCGTCCTGCTCGTAGCAGGACCGGTGGCGGGTCAACAGGATGACCAGCTGACCAAGAAGCGCATCTCCGACCTTGAGAAGGCGGTTGACCAACTCGAGCAGCGAGCCTTCCGCATGGAGAAGAAGTTCGAGGAGTTCGAGTCGCGTACCAACAACAAGCTCGACGCCATCCTCACCGCAGTGCAGGGTGGCAAGCCACTGATCCCATCTCCTGCCTCTGCTGACGGACCTCCCAACAGCATGAGTGCTGGCATGGGCACGGGTGCTAATGGTGTACCCACGGGACAAGCACTCGTGTTCGATACACCCTGGTCAGCCGGGAGGTTCGTACCCATATCCACCCTCATACATGGACCTGGTACTAGCGTGCAGAGTGCCCCGTTCATGACGAGCCCGCAGCAGCAGTTCTTCCTGCCGCAGTCCGCACAGCTCTCGCCGTACTCACCACAGGTCATCCGGGAGGTGGTACAGGTGCAGTCCAAGTCCAGCACCCTCTCATCGGGCTGCAGTGGTGGTTCATGTGGTGGGGGTGCCCGACGTGGCGTGTTCCGGTTCCGTGGCTGATCATAAGGAGTAAATGATGCGTGCCATCATTACGATGTGCTTCCTGCTTTTAACTGTCAGCGACGCCGATGCCTTCGGTCGGAGGAATAAAGGCTGTGGCTGTGAAGAGGAGCGTAGGCATCACGAGTGCTGCCCACAAAGCTGTCCGCAACCATGTTGCCCGCAGCCGTGTACACCGCAGTGCCCTCCCATCGGGTATCCGCCACAACTACCTCCACCCGATCCGATGCCCACACACCCAATCGTCACGTACAAGGACGGCGACGGTAACATCTGGACGCTAACCAAGCCTGTGGGTGACAAGATCCCGAACACCCCCAGTCAGTGAGCTGATGGGCGTACAGCGATAGACCCGTTTGGAGGCGGCGGGTCCGCTGACTGGGAGTTGTCTATGTCCGAAGCATTCATCCGTGGTGGCACGGAGCAGGTTATCAACCGTGTCAAGGTGTCGTATACAGCTTGGAACAGCTACCTCGGGTTCCACAAGGACTGCGAGTTCAGGATGTACCACTTGGCAATGGCGTTGAGAGGGTTTGTTGCCAAGAAGATGTCTGATAGCTCACCATACTGGATCGCTGTCTACGGAGACCTAAGGTACGTGTTCGTAGTCCGCAGGAGGAATGGCATACCCACCTCGTTTCATTACGGGGACTTTCTACTCACCAACGTGGAGGAGAAGCACTGATGACTACGGCAACAGCGGAGAGACCAGCGACAGGTCCCAAGAAGTACAGGTTCAAACTGCTGAAGGGGCAGTACGTCTCGAGTCGCGTCATCAAGAGGAAGATCGATGGGGTTGATGTCCAAGAGATCGAGAACACCCCGTATCAGGCCGATCCGCGGAAGGGGTTCTTCCCCATCATCGAGACCGACATCGATCTGGAGGTGTTCAACGGACCTGCCCCCAACATGAAGAAGTTCGAGCGTGTACTCGTGGATGGTCCTGTTCAGCCGGTGATCGAGAACCCCCTCGATCGGCTTCCGGGTGAGACCGTTCATGCGTACCTCACTCGTATCAACGACCTGTCTGCCAAGATCAAGGAGCAGACCGCCCAGATCATCAAAGCACTTGACACAGCCACACCAGATCAGCTCGTCGAACTCGCGGCTCAGGAAGAGATCGACATCTCCATGTGCAAGAACCCTGACGACATGAGGAAGGTGATCCGTAACGCCCTGAAGAGTTGAGCCCCTGCATGGATGTGGGGTCCGTTAGGCTTGGAGCCGAAACGAGCTGCTGATCCTTACCAGGCGTCAGCGGCAGCATTCATGCAGGGGTAATCATGAGTGTTCCTCCCCGTACAACTGTCGAGGCGGTGCAGGGCATCCTGCAATCTGACTACGATTGGATCGTAGAACCCGACCTGACAGGATACATCGAGACAGCATCGAACATCATCGACCAGTGCCTTTACGGTGCATGCGAGAAGCGTGTACCTTTATCGGATACAACCCTCGAACTCATGGAGCGATGGCTCGCCGCCCACTGCTACGTACAATTCGACCAGACGTACACCGAACGCCGCACCCTGCGAGCACAAGGACGCTTTCAGGGTCAGACGGGGATGAACCTCGAGTCGTCTAAGTACGGGCAGACTGCAATCATGCTCGATCCGTCTGGTACGCTCAAGAACATCAACGACCAGAACCGCGTCAGGATGTGGTGGACAGGTAAGCCCCGCTGTGCCGCTGTCTCATGGTGGAGTAGAAACGGTAGGTACGGTACCTGCTGTGGCCGTAGATGTGGTCCGGGTGGTCCAGTCACGGGTACTACTACCCCCTATCCACCCAATCCATACTCATGCTAGGAGCTATAATGTCCCAAGTGATTCACCAGATCGTCGGTCGCACGATCTCAACACGCGACTCCGGTGACGATCCCACAACACCCGCTCATGTCACACAGAGCGACATCGCACCGAGGGCAGAGGTCCTGCTCGATGGTGAGAAGGCTCAACTCGGTGATCTGAAGCGTGGTGATGAGATCACCATCGGCAACGGTGGGCAGGATGGGTTCAAGTTCATCAACGCCAAACGCCGTACCGCGGATAACCCACCGAAGCCCGCATCGGCAACGCTCCCCCCGATCCGCCGTGAGTTCGAGCTCACAGGTGGTGCACCGGAGCAGCCCGAGGGGTACGTGGAGGAACCGGCCGCGTCCACGCACGCTGGCACGACGGGTGACCCCAAGAAGGCACCATCCCCGAGCAAGCCCGCTCCCGTACCAGCCGGTACTCCGGGTGCTCACTCTGGGCACGGTGCGGCCCACGACAAGGGTGGTGCCCACAGCACCCACGGCAGCAAGAAGTGATCGTTCCGGTACTCGTGGGTGACATATGCCTCCCGTCGAACGCACAGACTTCCACGACGCGGTGATCGTGTGGGAGTACGTCTCCACGACTAGGCAGGGGGAGACCCGTACCAAGCCCCCTATTCTACTACCATGTCGATGGGAGGAGATTCAGGCTGAACGCCCCAACAGGGAAGGGGTGCTCCTTGTTGTGGACGCCACGTTCGCTAGCATCCGGCTGTTAGCTGATGAGTCGATCTGCTGGCGTGTACCTCCACCCTGCGTATGGTGGCGTACAACAGTTGACAAGATCCTCGCCCCGTTCCCCCATCAGTTGCCTCCCACTAGATTGTATCAGATCATCATGCGTGATTGGGCTGAGGAGTTGAAGGCTCGTGTGACTCGCTACGAATATGGAGTACGCCGCTACAAGAATACCACCAAGGTGTCCTAGTCGTGCCGTACACGGATGTACGCCTTGCGAGGTATGAGCATGCCACAACCCGTACCCGTCTCGAAGGTCTCCGGACTCGTGTACGCGAGAGCCGGTGTCTACAACCTCCGTGCGATCCTCACCGAGATTCACGCTCGCCGTCAAAAGGCTAACCTCGATCACACGGCTGAGACACGAGTCGGCTACTCGGCATCCTACGCCGTACCTGTACACGAACGCCTGTACGTGATCCACAAGAACGGGCAGGCCAAGTTCCTCGAACAACCGATCCGCACCGAGAAGTCTGCGATGGCAGCAATCATCAGGGCGAAGCTACGAGGTCGTACAACCCTGAAGGCTGCTCAGCTAGAAGCTGCCAAGCACCTATTCGCTGTATCGCAGAAGCTTGTACCCGTGTTCACAGGGGCACTCAAGGCTTCTGGCTTTATAAAGTAGAGGACCGATAGTGAGCGGAGTCTTCTACCACAGTCCTGCTCGCATCGTACAAGCGTACCTGATCGAGCAGAACGTTGGCATCGATCCCGACGGCTTCACTCCCGTCTACGATACAGGTACATCTGGACCGGATGAACCCACGGGTGACATGGTTAACGGGATGTGGCCGGTGTTCACGAGCTACTACCCGGATGAGCCTGATGATATCGTAGTCCTGTACAACACGCAGGGGCGTGACTTCGGCTACACGCAGGTGGACTCTGAGCGTGAGGAGATGGAGGGTATCCAAGTCCTAGTACGCGGCGTGAACCCTGAGTACACGTATCTGAAGGCTCATACGATAGCACTGCTCCTCGATCATGTGACTCGGCACTTCCTGACGTTGCCGCTGTCAGATACAACCGGCACCGGACCATCCGAGTGCATCTACGAAATCGCCAGCATTGCTCGTACTACCAATGTGATCGCCATTGGGCGTGATGCTCCTACTGGGAAGCGGGAGGAGTATACGATGAACGCGATCGTTACGATCCGGCTCTGTAGTTCATGACACCAGGAGGCTCGTATGGCAGCACCAACCCCAACAGTACGCACGATGCCACTAGGCATCCGGCTCGACTGCGGCTATCAATCCGTGGTCGTGTTTGCCACACACCCGGGTATGCTCATCTGGGAGAAGACCGTCCAGCCACCCTCTCCCGATGGTGGCGATCCGATCAAGACCTCGACGATGCTGAACGTCGACTTCGAGACCACGATCCCACAGCGGCTCATGGGCTTCGATGCGGGTGTGGTAGTTGCGGCTTACGATCCGAAGGTCTACAACACGCTCGTCGGTGAGCTGATCAACGTGATCGACTCCGTGACGTTCGCATACCCCGAGGGCTCGGCCGAGGTCTACTGGGCCTACTTGCAGAAGGCTGTCAAGACGCCGTTGCAGAAGGACCAGCAGCCCGAGATGACCCTGACAATCCCTGTCACGAACTGGGACCCTGTCAACTGCGTCGAATCCGCACCCGTGTTCATCTCCGGCACCGGCTCCTGCGGTCCACACAACATCTTCGGTGCACTCAGTACAAGGAGTGACATCGGAGAGGTCGATTACGACAAACCCGCACCCCCGCCGTCCCCGCGTCGTGCCCAACGTGGCACCGCAGCAACACCAGCCTGAATCGCCCTCAGCCAAGGTCTGACAACCCTAACTACAAGTGAAAGGCTTCCATGTCCGAGACACCAGTATCTGAGCCGACAACTCAGACGGAAGGCACCGAGGCTCAGCCCTTCGTGTTCTCACTCGAACCGAAGGAGTTCCACTTCTCCATCCCACACGTCACCGGGGAGCGGCGGTTCGTCTGCCGTGAGGCATCGGAGAAGGCTCACACCCGCTACCGCAACGTCACCATGAAGGCTCTTACATTCCGTGGTGATGACAAGGAGCGTACGGGTCAGTTCAGCGGTGGTGCTGAAGCTGATACCAAACTCGTGGCTGAGTGCATCTTCGAGAAGACCCTCAAGCCCGGTCCCGAGGGCAAGATGGTACCAGGACTGTCACCTGTATCCGAGGTCGAAGTCGCTGGCTGGCCACGTCGCATCACCTCACGCATCTACAACTGGATCAAGGCCAACTCCGGCATGGACGATGAGGAAGAGACCGAGGAGTTCCTCGTCGCTCGCATCGAGTCCGATCAAGCCAAACTCGCACGCATCAGGGAGCACGGCAAGCCGGGAAAAGGTGGGCCGAGTTCCACGTCAGACACTTCCGGATGATGGAGGGTGTTCACCCTCCAGATTACCTCAGCACGCTTCTGGACTGGATTGACCCAGTCACCAACAAGCCCTTCAGCCTCACGCACAGACAGGCGATCGCGTGGGAGGAGTACACCCTCTTAGCCCTAGAGTACCCTACACGAGCTGATTACTACGCAATGGTCATCGCGTGTCAAGTCGCACGCTCCAACGCTAAAGACCCTGCGTCGGTACGACTCTCGAACTTCCGGCTCAGCATCGAAGGCGGTATGACTAGGGCTGACCGGGACAAGCACGTTCAGGAGATCATCGCCTCTCGTGTCGCTGCTCACGGTGGCATCGAGGCGTACGATGTGATGAAGTTTGATGAGCAAGGCAACCTCGTGATGGTGCGTGAAGCTACGAAGGGTCCAGTCAAGCCGCCTAACCCGATGGTGCGTCCACCTTCTGATGATGCTCGTCGAGCGTTCCACAATCGGATACGCCGCACCGTATCCGACAACAATGGTCTATACGGGCATTGGAGACCTGAGTAACCATGCCACAGGACGTGTCTCGTGAGGTACGAACGTGCCAACCGAAGCTGAACTTGAGCGTCTCGTCACACGTATGACGGGTGATGCGTCCGGCTTGCTGCGGTCGTTGCAGCAGGCTGAGGACGCATTCACCTATTACAACCGTACTGTCGAACGAGGTGCTGCTAACACCGCCATGACGCAGGAGCGATATGCCAGGCAGATCGATGCTAGTGCTGCCGCTCTCGCACGAGCCCAACTCCGCTACGATCGTGAGGTAACCGAGGCTGCGGCTAGGAACGCTGCCGCACGTACAAGGTTTGCAGCAGCAGAGAAGTCAGCACGTGGTGTAGAGGCTAGGGAGACGGCTCGGATGGCATCGTTTATGCCAGGGACGGTTGCTTGGAATAGGGAGTTCGCGATCAGTAGTGAACGTGTTGCACGGGCATGGGAGCGTGTCGGTGCTGCACATGATAGGATGGAGGAGACCCAGAGACGTGGAGCACGGAGGGTAGTCGAAGCTGGTAGGAGTGTCGGTCTGGCAAGGACTGGCCACGAGAGTACAGCTGCTGCTGCCGCTGAGGGTATCGCTGCCGCCGAAGCACTCGAGGCGGGTCTGAACCCACCCTTCACCCGCATCGCAATGATAGCCGCTGCTACGGCTACCGCTATCATCGCCGTCACGAAGGCGGTTGTATCACTGGCTCGTGAGGCGATCGTCACCTCGGCTGAGATCGAGATGATGGAGGTAGGCATCAAGGCTATCGGTGGGTCTGCTGAGGAGACAACCAAGTTGCTCGGTGATCTGCGAGACTTAGCACTCAAGACGCCGTTCACAACACCCGATCTGCTAGAGGCGACACAGGAACTCTTGGCGTTCGGGCGTGCTACCGAGGAGATCATACCTGACCTGAAGATGGTTGGTGAACTTGCTGGTGGCAATACTCAACGCTTCAAGGAGGTGGCATATATCTACGGCAAGATCGTGGAGCAGGGTCGCCTCTATCAGAGGGACATCAATCAACTCGCAGGTCGTGGCATCCCTGTCTATCAGGAGTTGGCAGCGACACTCGGACTCGTTGAGAGAGGTACCAAGAAGCTCGACGTTGCGACGATGACCCAACTCCGCAACATGGTCCATCAGGGCTTGATCACCTCTGACGTGATGCAGCAGGTGTTCCAGAACATGACCATGCCCGGAGGTCTGCTGCATGGCCGTACCGAGGCTGCGATGGGCACCCTACGCGGTGCGTTCAGCAACGTGCGTGAGCAGATCATCCAGACACTCCGCAACATCGGTGATGAGCTAGAGAAGGGTCTTGACCTCAAACCCGTCATGGCAACCGTATCCGAATCATTCGCCCAATTCAATAACTGGCTGAAGGGTATCTCTGCTGAGACCATGAACACCGTCCGAACCGTAGTAGCACTCAGTGCCGCGTTCATAGGACTAGTGGCAGCACTCACGGCTGTCACATACGCATGGCAGTTCCTGAGCATCACCGTACTCGTCGTGTCAGGGTCTATTGTCGCACTCATCGCTGTCGCTACGATGCTGGTAGAGTCCGTGGGTGGACTGAGAGCCGCTGCCACGATCGTCTACAACTTTGGGATAGCTATCGGCTATGCGGTCGAGAAGTATCGTCTCGTGGAGCAGCTCAGTGCAGCCTTCCAGCAGCTAGTAACAAACGTCTGGCAGTTCATACAAGTGAACCAAGAGCTGTTCATCACCTTAGCAGTCATAGGGTCTGCCATCCTCACGGCTGTAGCCGCATGGAAGCTACTCACCCTCACGATCTGGTTAGCAGTAGCTGCCTACAACTTCCTAGCAGCAACATGGGTGGGTCGCATCATTCTGTGGATCGCCCATACAGCGGCCATTGCCGCGTGGACTGCCGTACTCCTAGTTGCCAAGGGAGTCGTGATCATCTTCAACGCTGTGGTGGCATTTCTGAACCTGCTGATGAGCGGACAGCTACTCATACTCATCTTGGATACCGCGGCATGGCTTGTGTACGGTGCAGCCACGCTCGTAGCGAAGGTCGCTATCTGGTTACTCAACGCAGCATTGGCCGTACTCAACGTACTATTGTCCCCAATCGCGATCATCGCAGCCGCCGTCGCGTTCACGGTCCTCACCACGGCCGCAGTGGGTCTCTACGCCACGATCTTGGGCGTAGTTGCTAGTGTTGGAGGATTGATCACCACGCTAACCAATCTTGGGAGGACTTCAGGTTTCTTCAAGGAACTATCCGATGGCTTCAGTAGAATAAGTGGAGAGCTACGATATACATTTGAACTACTCAAGCAGGACGGTCGCCTCGCATGGGAGGTGTTTGAGGCTCAGGCCCGAGTCGCCTTCGAGTACGTTAAAGAGGTGTTGAGCAGATTGATCGGACCCTTCAAGATCGTGATTGACGAAATCGGAACGTACATGCAGAAGGTGTTCAGCGCGAAGTTCAAGGACGTGACTGACAGCTTTGCTATCGGATTTGAATTAGGATTACTTAAGTCAACAAATGTCGGAGGAGTTAATGATGCGGCGATCAGGAGACTCCAAGGTGAGTTGAAGAAACTCGAAGCTGATACGGCGGATACGATCAAGCAGGCCGGATTAGACCTTGCAAACAATATCACCACGGCATTCAGTGATCCGATTCTGAAAGGTGTCCTCAGTGGTAAGTTCATGTCATTGGATCAACTGATTGCAACTCAAAGACTCGCCAACATCAAAGAGGTTGCTGAAGCAACGCTTGCAATGCGTAAAGGGTGGGATAAGCTGAAGAATGCCATACCTGATGAGTCCACAGAGATAGGGAAGCAGTCAGGTGAGAACTTCGCTGGGGCATTCTTCCATGAATTCAGTCGTATACAGGCTATACGATTCGGATCAGCCGAACACCTATCAACGCTACAGGCGTACCTACGTGGTGCACCTGGCATCGACGTGTATCACCCAAAGAAGCTTGAAGAGGCACCGATGCCTCATGAGGTATACAAACCCCTCCCCTTCAACCCGGGTGGATTCCCCATTCCACCTGAGTTCCAACGCTTCCAGAACAAGACCGGCCTTGCTGAGCCGAACGTGATCGACATGATAGGTGGGCAGAAGGAGATTCAGTCCTCAATGCTCACAGTCCTCCAGACTATTGAACAGAACACTCGCCCTGAGATCAAGCCCAAGATCGAACCCGCTCGCGTAGGTGCCTAGCATGCCACAGGATGTGTCTTGCGTAACGGAGTGAAGCATGCCAGCTTTGCGAGATGTGATGCAGACAGGTACAGGGACAGGGACGGGTCCGCTACCGGGGTGTGGCACGCCGTCCGTGATCGGCGGTCCTGTACGCTGGTCTGTCAAGCAGAACCGTGACTACACCCGCGATTACAAGGTGCTCTTCAACGTGTTAGTAGACCCTGCTCAACACGGGCCGATGCAAGCCCTGTACGCTGCGGGTCTCCCCAATCCGAACACGGTATGGATCGACACACCCGGACGTGATCCCCTCGATATCGAAGACAGTTGGGCATGGTTCACGGGTGAGCGTGAGGTTACCCAGAAGCGTGACGAGCGTGAGGGTGGCAATCAGATATTCGAGGTCGAATGCCTTGCCACCACACGCCCCACACAGGACTGCTTGGCACAAGGCGTCAACAACCCACTCGCGATCCCAGATCGCATCCGAGTAGAGTCTGTCACGTATAGCAAGGAAGGTGTGGTGGACAGAGACGACATCCCGCTGATGAACTCCTCGTGGGAGCAGTTCCGTGGACCGAACGTTGAGTACGACAACAGCCGCTTCCGGGTGTATATCGAGATGAACGTGGGATCACCCATCGATTTAGCGTTCTACAGGGACTACCTACAGATGCTCAACGATGCCCCCCTGTGGGGATTCGATGCACGGCAGGTCAAGTTCTCCCACTTTGAGGCTGAGCCACGCTACTTCGGCAACTGCTCCCGCTACTGGATAGCGAAGATGATGTTCGACGTTGCCGATGACTTCGATAAGAAACTCCTCGACGAAGGTACGCAGACGCTACAGGGTAAATGGGAGGTGAACCCGAAGTCCCCCAACTTCGGCAAGTTCGTGCTCACAGTGATTACTGATCCTAACACGGGTATAGCCAACTATCCTGATCCCCGTAACATCTACTCATTCAAGCAGTATCAGGACATACACGCTCAACCCGCTCGCGTAATCCTGAACGGCAACGGTCGCCCGTATGAGCCGAATAGCAACTACAGCGGGTTAGTCACCGACGCCTCGAACACCTCATCAATCACGATCACCACGGCTGCTGCCCACAACGTTGTTACGGGTGATACCGTAACGATCACGGGTGTCACGGGTAACACAGCTGCCAATGGTACGTTCAAGATCACAGTCAAGAGTACGGTAAGCTTCGATCTAAATGGTACCACAGGCAACGGCCCGTACAGCGGTGGTGGTACATGGAGCTACACGTCGAAGCAGGGTGAGTTCCAATATCAGTACTATGGTGACGGCAACCTCCTCGATCTTGGTATCCCGATCTCTCTGGGTTAACAACATGGAACGCAAACTACCACCCCCCAAGCTACGCTCCGATAAACCCGCACACGAGTCCATCGATGCTACAGCGATAGTAGCTGAGAGACTCAACGTCAACGTGGCACGGCAGTTCCCTGACAAACGCCGTACCCGCATCACGATGATCACGAAGCTCCACCACGAGCGATATGGTGAGCAGCCCGAATCTGCTACTACCTCCCCATACACCGAGTTCCTCGTCAACGACGAGCAAGCTTACGTACGCATCCTGAGCGTCGCTCAAGAGTGGACCAAGATCGACTTCGGCTGGATCAAGGAGATGGGGTGTGCATTCGTATGCCTCCGCAACGCCTTCAAGGTCAAGCGTCTGACAGAACCCACCGAGGCTGAGCGTGAAGATGATCTGTCACGGATACTGGAGGTTGGCAAGGTGATTGGTGATAAGACAGAACCGCTGCTCGCCCTATACGTCGGACAGGAGGTGGTCATCTCACCTCTCGGCTCACTCGATAGCTGGGTGATACGCTGTCGGCACGGCTCAGGACGGTATTCGGTATTCGCCATTGCCAATGACCCTGAGTAGCTAGTAGCGGGTAGCGAGGATAGGGATACTCCCCCCAGAGAACTGTCATGGCAGAAGAACCCTGGATGGATGATACGCTGTATCAGTTCACGAGGGGAGACCTTCAGGTTCTGAAGCGGCTCATCCGTGACTATCGCAACGATCCCATCGCGGGTATTGGTAACATCCGCCGTGAACAACCTGAAGAGGTTAGCACCACCTACAATAGGGACCGGTCATCTCCTGATGTATACGTTGTGCAGACACCACCCACGGGTATCCCTGCTGCCAAGCTAGCAGCGGATGATGAACTCATACCTGGTGTTGCCTATTGCCAAGTGTTCAGCTTTGTATACAACGAGCCTAGTGCTGCAACGGGTACAGGTACAGGTGGGACTACAGGTACAGGCACAGGTACAGGTACCGGAGATCAGGGTGACGACCCCGGTGGTATGTATACGGTCGTGGATGGGCTTACAGAGTGGGTGAACAACCTCTCAATGAGCCCGATACCCCCTAACATGTGGATCGGTGTCAAGAGGGATAAGTTCGGACAATGGGTAGCCGATCTAGCCGGTAGTGGCGGTGTGGCACCGCTCGTTACGGTGCCTACTGTCGCTTACATCGTATCGACAACACCACTCCCCGCGAATACGTACCACGAACCAGGTCCGGAGGGTATTGGCGCGACGATGACGGCTGATGCTGACGGCGAGTTCCCAGATGTCGATGGCACAGCACCCGGATTCGCTGAGTCAGGTTGGTACATCCTCGTCAATGGTGAGACTGACATTCAACGCAACGGATTGTATTCATGGACAGATTATGGAAGTCCAACGAGCAAGTGGGTGCTCACCCGGGTACCCGGCTTCGATACGATGGAAGGTATCATCGGATCACTCGTATCAGTTGTATACGGCACCAACGGACAGGGTACGCTCTGGACGTGCGATCATATGCCCCACCTGTGGGGTACTGCTGGAGATGGTAACTACGTGAGTTACGAGAGGGTGGGGCATATAGAGTATCTAATCGGGACGGCTGGAACTACGAGCGATCCTCAACCGTTTGTACTATGGAAGGGTCCATATACTGAGAATGAAGTGATACACGATGGCGGTCCCAATTGGAATGAGGACACGAAGACGTTCTCGACAAGTAACATCGATGTCGGCAATGTACTCGTACTCCCATACGCGAACACCTTCTACGGCGCGAACGGGATGACCTCGCTCGTCGATGGATTCGTGGCAGGGGCTACAGCACTCAAGGGTCCATACAACAACTTTCAATTCCGATATGGA